GGCGTGTCTGAAAAGAACTGACTTCACTCAAGAGCCAGCCTATGCAGGCCACCAGTATTGGCAACAAGGCCTTGAGTACGTCAGCGAGATTCATTTACAACCCCAATATTTTTTTCACAAATTCTGCGGCAAATCCGGGGCCAAGCAACACAGCCGCGATCACTACGTACAGCAAGTACTCGATCTTGGTCATGCGCTTGGAACCATCATCAAAACGGGCTTGTATGCCCTCATAGCGTTGAGCGCAGATTGCTTCATGAACACTCAACCTCTTGTCGGTTTCAGTGGCAAGTTCGTGAGTGTCTTCCATTCATCAATCTCCGCTCAACTTGGCTTATTCAGCCGCTGGTGCTTCAGGCGCGGCAGCAGGCTGTGCGCCTTGTGCCGACGCTTGCTGTTGAATTGCTTGAATCAGTTGAGCAACATCAATAAATTTTTGGTTGCCCAAATATTGAAGAATTGCGTTAACCAGATCGGTTTTCAGTTTAATTTCATCCATTTTTCATCTCCATGAAAATTGCCACCAAGATAGGGTGGTGGCTTCCCTTTTTCAATTATGCCGCAGGTGTTGCCCAAGGCAAGGGCGGTTGCACCACTGGTGGGTTGATTTGGTTGTCAAGTTGGTTGACAACAGCCGCTTCAGTTGTAAATTGGTCAACGCCATTGTTCCAGCACCAGCCCAAAACTTGCGCCTGTGTCAGCGAAGCGTAGGGCGTGAACGCGCCGCCTTCTGCTGGCTGAGGAAATGAGGCAGAGCCGTAAGACGTTGCGTTGTAGGTCACTTCAGGAGTGCCTGTTGTTTCCGTGCCGTTACAGCGCCAGCCTGCGGTTAGAACAACCTCAGAATGACCGTTGATTTCGGCGGTGGACGCTTGCATCCATTCGATGACCCAAGTAATAGTTGCTGACATGATTAGGCTCCTTGCGAAGGTGGCACGGGTATTGGGCTTGGAGGTGTCATCGACCAAGCAGATGCCGCAATCGTGGCGTAATACGGTTCGTCAAGCACAGCAGATGCTTGAGGGTCATTGATTCCTAAAATAGTACGCCAATAAGTTTCTGAAATAATTGCTCCGTCTTTTAAGACTTGGGTTGTTTTGCGAACACTGATTGCTCCAGTTGGTAAACAATCAAATGACGAGATAAATGTTTTTTCTTCGAGAGCCATGATTTTTCCTTTCAGTTATTGATTCGTTGTGTAGCAACCTGCAAAAGCAAATGAACTACCGTTAGTAAAGTTTGTGTTTTGCATACCATATTGACCCGCCCCAGAAGCGTAGTAACTAAACAACCCGACAGCAGAAACTTGTGATTGTGCACTTGAATAATTAACACGAGCATTTAAAGCACTTCCGGGGAACGACACACTATTAAATTCACCGCAAGTAACCATTTGTTCGTTGTAATAACTGTTTGTTCCAATGAATGGCAATCCATAACATTCGAATGAACCAGTTCCAGAACCTTTGACATTAATGTAAACAGTTATCCAAAAATAAACCATCGAGCCAATTTTTCTGTATTGACCATTTGTATATGAATACGTCATACCAGTAGAAGAACCACCAAAAGCAACTTGTGGTGTAAATGTTCCTTCTTCGTAGTCATCAAGTGTGTTGACATTAGAAGACAAGTTTGCAGTTGCGGGAAACTGAATACCCCCAAGCAAACGCATTGACTGCTGTGGCTGTTGGCTTTGTGGGTTTTCATAAATCTCAACCGTACCAGCAAATGCAATGTAGTAACTGTCGGTTGAGTTAACAATCAAATACCCGCTACCATTTCGACTGACGGTAAGAGTTCTTGAGCCAATTGGTGTTGAAGGGTTTGCGGCGTTCAACTCAATGTATGGCGCATAGGTTGTAAGTCCTCCACCCTCGTAGTTGTTTGACCACGTTCCACGGAATACCACACGCCATCCAGAAGATGTTGTGACGATGCTTGAAATTACAAAGTTTGCAGAACTATTTACATTGAATCCAAGTTCTCGAATTTCGCCTTGATTTTGCCCAACCGCACCAGTTCCTGCGGAAATTGAAGTCATCGACGCCGCTTCGTTATTAGCCAAAGTTACCGCAAGTCGTGTTGTAGGGTTGGTGTTGTTGATACCAACTTGTCCAGCAAAATAATTTCTATCAGCAGCACCCGCTTGGTAGATGCCGTACTTGTTTGTAACCGTGCTTCCACTGTAGTTACCAGCCTCTACATATACGCCATAAGCAGATGTTAAAGTTGCCCCAGAAGATAAATTAGCGCCAGTGTAAAAATTAAATAAACTTGATGTAACGGTGTTTGGGTATGTTGGGTTTAAAACAATACCAAACTGATTTGCGCCAGTTGTAGTTGCGCCTTGAAAAGAAGCATCAATTAAACGGTCAGTGGTGGTTCCTTGCGTACCAAAACCAATGCGCAAACTTGAATCAACTGAAAACGCATCTTTACCGCTGTAAAAAGAAGTTCCAGCCGCCGCATAAGCAACACGAAACTTGTTTGCCGTTGTTACTGGGAATGTAGAACCGTCAGCACCTCGACCACCAATGTCTACAATCCAAGATGGAAGTGAAGAGTTGGCTTGTGTGCCAATACCTCTGGAATTAGAAATAATTGCAATGCCGTTGTAAGTACTGTTATTGCCTCCACCAGAAGACAAGTAATCACCAGTAGTGCCTGATGTAATGCCCAATGCCGCAGAGCCAGCAAGGTTGATTGAACCCAAAGTAGTTGTTGTTGTTCCAACACCCAAACCAGTAGAAGAAAAAGTTGCCCAATTTGCCCCGCCACTACCGCGAATAGTTAATGGCGTAGTTGATACATCAGGGGCCTGCAAAAAGAAACCGACGCCAGATGATGAATAGAGCGTATTTGCGCCACCAAATTGAAGCCAGTTTGCGCCAGCAATATTTATAAGGCCACTGACCGTAAGACCTGTGCTATCTAAGGTGTGATACAGCGTTGGCGTGTAATCTGGGTCGCCAGTTGTTTTGCTTGCGTTGTAATACCATTTAACACCGTCATTTGCAATGCTTAAACCAGAAACAGGATTGCCAGAAATGCCGGGAGCAACACGAATATAGTTAGAACCCGCTGGGTTACCCACTTGGTATCCATGAATCCAAGTGTTGAGTACAGAGCCGCCACCCGAACCAATGAAGTGGACATAGGTTCTGTTGGTCGTTCCGATGTGTGGGCCGTATCCGCTGAACCCAGAACTACCAAAACCCATTTGCGTACCTGTTGCTTGGTACGTTGAGTTGTTACCTGAGAACGACAGGGGGTAGTTTGTAGTTGTGGTTCCCGCGCCAACATTCCCAGAAGATGTAAGCGTTCCAGTGACGGCAAGCGTTGAACCGTTCCATGTCAAGTTTGCAGACGCACCTAAAGCACCAGAGTTGTTAAATTGAACTTGAGTGTTGGAACCAGCCGCGCCACCAACCACTGTGGATGCCGCAACCCATGATGGAGCAGAGCCAGTTGATTGAAGGATATATCCGTTCGTTCCAATAGCTAACTTGGTCAATGCTGTACCAGAGGCATAGTAAGACAAGTCACCTGCGGTGTATGAAGAAAGTCCAGTACCGCCGTTGGACGTAATCAACGTGCCCGCCAACGTCACTGCTCCAGTGGTTGCGGTGTTGGGAGTAAGGCCAGTCGTGCCAGCACTGAAAGACGATACGTTGATGTTTCCTGCTTTGGATGCAAGGATTTGCACAACACCACCGCTATCTTTGTAGTACAGCTTACCGTCAACATAATTCAATGCCAACTCAGCGCCCGATGCACTGCTGGTCATGTTTGCCGCCAAAGGCACGTTTGTAGCTGTGCCGCTTGCGTAGATCAGGATCGGGGTGTATCCACTTTGTGCCATGTTTTTTCCTTAGAAAGCGCCGCCAGCAATACCACCTGTTATGGTGCCATTTGCGGCGTTTGCGGTTATCGACGAGTTTACCAATTGTGGGAGGTTTCCGGAAGTCGCAGTTACGAAAGTCAAATAGTTGGTCGCACCAGATGATGCGGCTGTGATCCCGGTATTTGTTGCGTTTGTTGCAAATTGCGAAGTCAGGTTTGTCACCGCAGTGGTTGATGCCACGGTAAATGGTGCAGTACCAGTCGCAACGGTTGATGTGATGACACCGGACGCTGAGACCGTAGTAAATGCCCCTGTTGTCGCAGTAGTTGCGCCTACAGTACCGTTGATGTTGATTGAGGCTGTTCCAGTCAGGTTTGTGACCGTGCCACTACTTGGGGTACCCAAAGCACCGCCATTGACCACAAAAGCGCCAGCAGAGCCTGTATTGACCGCCAGAGCGGTCGCCACGCCAGTACCAAGGCCTGTAATTGATCCGACAGCAGGTGTGACCGTGGTGTTTCCTGCCAAAGTCAATTGACCCTGTGCGTTGACGGTAAATGTGCCCACTTGAGTGGCTGATCCATAAGCGCCAGCAGTCACCGCAGTGTTGCTGATGCTGAACTGTTGCCCGGTCAGGGTCAGGCCTGTGCCTGCTGTGTATGGTGTGACTTGTGAAAACTGAGCAAACGTCAGGTTGGTCGTGCCAATGATCAAAATGCCCGTGGTAGACAGGACATATGCCTCACCCTGATCACCGCCACCAGTAACGAGGAAATACGCGCCAACATCCAGACCACTGGCACTGTTGGGAATGTATTTATTGCCATCTGTTGCGCGAGTCAAAATCCATGGGCTGACTGATGCCACACCTACTTGAGTGACGGTGTACACACCGTTTTGGAATGCGCTGGTTTGACCAAGAACCAAAATGCGATCACTCAATCCAAAGGTGTAACCTTCGATTGTCAAAGGGCCATTGGTTGTCGATGTCAATGTCGCGCCCACACCAGAGTTGGCGCGGGTGGTGATGGTCAGGCCAGAGCCGTTGGTCAGTGTGGTGATCTGAGTGCCACCATAACTTGCAGACAGCGTGATGGTGTTTGCATCCACCACTGAATAAACAAAGTACGGTGTGCCAGATACTAAACCATTGGCCGTGACACTTGGAACAACCATGTCGTTGACCGACAAGCCATGTGATGCAGAGGTGCAATTTGTGCCGCTTGCAATGGCCGTGATGGTTGGGGTTGTGCCGCCTTGTGCATAAGTCGATGCAAGGTTGGAGTCAGAATCACCCACCACCGATGGATGAATGTCAAGGCCAGCCGCAGTTGAATTGTCCACGTACTGCTTGGTAGCCAATTGCAGGGCACCAGTTGGGTTCTGAGTCACTGTGACGCTGGTGAGCCCCACGGGTGCCAAAGCAGTGCCGCCAAGGGCAATATTGGTTGTACCCAGCGTGATCTGACTGTTGACTAATGAACTGTTGCCAATGTTGGTGAACGTGTTCGATCCACCATCCATTGTTTTGTTGGTCAACGTCTGGGTGCCAGTCAATGTGGCTACGGTCGAATCGATGGCAATTGTGACAGCGGTTGAACCGTTGTAGCTGGTGCCAGTCAATCCGGTGCCAATTGTCAATGCATTGGTGGCCGTCGCAGTGATTGTTCCCGATCCACCTAGAGACACGGTCACGCCGTTGTAAGTCACTGCGCTGTTGGTCAATTGAGCATTGGTTATGGTTCCACTCAACCGGGTAGTTGGAATGGTGGTAGACGCAGTCATGATGCCTGAGCCGTTACCGTAGACATAACCTGTCAAACCGGATGTTCCAGTGCCGCCACTTGCGACGTTTAAGGTTCCGGCCAAAGTCACAGCACCAGTGGTATCTGTATTTGGAGTAAAGCCTGTAGAGCCAGCATTGAACGATGTCACGCCACCAGTCAATGAGAACTGGTTCCAACCTGTGTTGGTCTGGCCTTCAAACTGCTGAAGGCTGGAGTTGTAACGGATCGCGCCAGCAGAACCAGAACGCTGTGCTGAAGTGCCAATTGGCAAAGTCACGCTTCCGGTGCCCGGCAAAACAGCATTGTCGGCAATTCCGACTTGCACATCTGCGGCTCCATTGCCATTCAAAATGGTAGTCTGACTACTAGTCGGGACGATGTTGACCTTAGCAACGGTGCCACTTTGGATCGCCAACATGCCCGTGCCAGTCAAGGACACAAACTGCTGTAGGAAGGTTCCTAAGCTGATTGTTGGGTCACCTGCCACCCCAGTAGGGTTTGCAATCGAAAGGCCCGTGCCGACCCCAATAGACCGCGCTGTGACGGTGTTTGAGTTGGTCTTGACCTGAATGCCTGTCCCACTTGAATTTAACGACAGAGCGGCTCCAAGCAAATTAACTTGCAGAGTGCTACCAGCACCGCCATCGGTCACCGACAGACCAGCGTTGGTGGTGATGTATCGGGCCTGCGGAAGACCAGCCGTCGAGCCAACAGTCAGGAATGGGTAATTCAGTGCACCAGCCCCGGCAATCGCGCCCGTGGTGGTCTGAACCGTCACGCCATTTTGTACGACAGGAACAGACTCGGAACCAGTTAAGGCTCCTGCTGTTGGTAGTTGAAGGATGGTTACTTGTCCACTCATATTATTGGCCTGAAGATGGGTTGGGTGTAATTACGTTGGTGTTGCCATTTTGCTGTGGTGTTGTTGATCCGTTTTCTGTACTAATGTACAACTCACTTGGATTTCCTCCGGGTATGTTAGTACCAGTTGGAGTCACCACCAAGCCTTGGTCATCTGCTGCAACGCTGACATCTGGGCGAGGAAACTGCAAAGTGATGCGCTCTGTCTTGCGTGCAGGCAGGCGATAAGGGTCTTTTTGGTCAGCACAGCCTTGTTGGCACACTTTTAAACCCGGAAAGTTCGGGTCAGGCATGGCTTCAATAATCGCACGTTTCATCTTGCATCTGTCGCAGATGAAGATTGCGATTACTGCATTGCCTTCTGTGTTTAGAAAACGAGGCATGGCTTACCTCGTGTAGACAGAAATGTTGGGCGCGTAATAGATCGGCGACTTGTCGCGGTTTTCGTTCTCAGCCATCGTAAAGTACTTGTCGGCTTGGCCTTCAAGGTACTGAATTCGTGCAAGGTCAACTCCCGGCAATAAAAGGCTCATCTGGTGAGCCAGCATGCACTGGATTGCTTGGTAGAAATATTGAGGAATTTCCAACTCGTCGTACAAATCACCCACATCCATCACTTGGCGTGAGTACCAGATTGTCATCTGCACAAATGGGTCAGATGGTGCAGGCCACAAAACAATGGTTGCTTGAGGGATCGTGCGGTTAAACCAGTATTGATACGGTTGATTGGCCGTGAAGTTCTTGTTGGGCAGATTGGTGTAGTCGTCACGGTTCAAACGAGCCATGGTGACTTCTGTAGAGTTGTTGCCCACATAAAACTCGGCCACATTCAATGTGCCGCCACCAGTTTCGCGCATACGGTAATAGGTGCAAGTCTGGCCGGGGTCAATGTCGTACCACAACCATTCGCCATTCACCCATGTGGTAACTCCAGTGTCTTCGAGCAAATTCCATGTCACGCCATCATTTGACCATTCCAGCAAGATGTGGAATGAGCCGGAGGTGGCAGGCAAGATGCCAATTGAACCAGCATAGACCGGGTTGCTACCGTAATTGATTGCGATGTAACCGTTTGGCGAGGTCTGAGCGTCAGAAGTATTGACGTTATTGTCAAAAGCCAATGCGGCAGAGCCTGAGGACGAATAACCTGCGCCGGGAGGGCGTTGTAGCGTGCGATACAGCGCGTTCAAGACATCGTTGCCACCTACGGGTAGCAAATACTCATACTGGTCTATATTGAGGCCATAGACCTTTTTGCTGATACACCAGTAGTTGATTCCTTGGTTGATCAGGTTGGAAAGGATAAAAAATAAGGCTTGCTTAGAAGCTTGGACTTGCTCGACAGTTAATTCTTCGGCGAGTTTGCCCGACATCCGGGCCCCTTGGTCGATGAATTTCTGTACTGAGACAACTGTCTGTCCAACGGTTCCTGAATAAGCCATTTTTTACCTTACCAGCAATTTTTACATTTAGGATTTCCGTGTTCAGCGGTGCTAATTTTTCCACCTTTAGCATGTCTGCCTTTAAGCAAACCATGGATTGCTTTAGCTTCGGAAGACCCAATTTTTTCACTTGATCGCTTAATTTCTTTGTCCACTGCTTCTTTATTGTAAGAAGGTACTGGAGCATCAATCAATGCCTGTTTTTCTTTTGGAGATTTGTTAATTTTCGCCCAAGGACTATATTCCATGATTTTCTCCTGTTACCAACCGGGACAATTCCAACGCTTCAGCGATGCTTTAGCGCGTGGTGCGTCCCCTTTTGCATGTTTAACAACTCCCTCCATTCTCGCGCAAAAACTATCTTTTCGCGCACCACCTTGTGGTTGGGGGGCCTTTAAATGTGAACCTGTCTCACGGTTGTACTTTGCCCGACCTTTTGCAGTCAATCCTGCGCCTTTTTCGACCGAAAGCTTCTCGCCGCGACCAACTGCAAGGCTGGGCCCACCTTCTTTCATTCTGGCTGTTTTGGCTGACTGCTTGAAGGCTTCAGCCGTTGGCGCACCTTTGCTACCAACTCGGCGCATTTTTTCGCCAGAGCCTTCAGCAATTCTTTGCTGTTTACGATGAATGTTTTCATACAAACCACCTTCCTTAAATTTTTTACCCTCGTCGGCCTTGGCAAACTCTTTGCCGACTTTTTGGGGAACACCACCAAAGCCACCCTTAGTATGGGCGGCGGCTTCCATCAAACGATGTTGAGCAGGTGATTTGCTTGGCATGATTAAGTTCCCGATCCAGTGACGTTGTTGTTGTTCTGAATCAGTTTGCCTGTAACGATAACTCCAGCCGCAATTGTTCCGGTGTTGGTGTTCAATTGCCATTGGATATCTGTTTTTTCGGCGTAAGCAAAAGGATCAGATGCTCGATTAGCTGTATAAATTGAAACAAATGGCTGTTGCAATACGTTTAATTTAACGCCAGTTGTGTTGTTGATAGCTTGCACTTTGTAAGTGATGATGGTGCTACCTGTGTAGCTGTTTGACGTATTGACTTCAGCCAAATCCAGATAAAACGTGTAACCAGCAGGCACGGTGTAAATTGTGCTTTGCGACTTACCAATACCAATGTTGATTTGAGCCACCACGTTTGAAGATTGCTTCAGCGTGATTGTGCCGACGTTGGTGTTTTGGCTGGTGCCGGGGGATACCATCAACAAGCTGTTGACACGGAAATAACTGTTGACCGTAGTTACACCAGTAATGCCGTTCAACGCCAATGTTTCAGAGATTGGATTGAAACTTGAATCCAAACCACTGATCAAAATTTTTGCGCTTGTATCGTCAGATGTAGACGTACTGACCAACGTCAATGTAGACGCTGATGTAATGTATGTATAAGTTGATGCGTTTTCCCAAATTGGGATAGAAGCTGTGGTCACTGAAGCTTGGTAACCAAACAAACTTACAACGCTATGCCCTTGAATTTGATTGCGTGCAACTTGCAAATCAAAAGGCTCATAGGTACCAGCGCGTGTGACTGAAGCAGTAATTCCATTACTCATAATTTTTCCTTTAAAAAGCAGGGGCCGAAGCCCCTACTTGATTCAGCACATTTTGCCGCCACGCTTTTTGCCGGGCGCAACCGTTACAGATTTCTCTGTCTTGGTCACGCTACCTTCTGGAGGTGTAGAGGAACCAAACATGCTCTTGACAGCGTCATAGGCGCGTTTTGGCGCACCCAAAATGCTGTCACGCATTGCTTCATTCTCTTTCTTCTCGTTTGCATAGTGGGCATCGTAAGCACCTTTTGACAGGTCTTCTGTGCCGCCTTCTGCAAAACGAGCCTTTCCACCTTTACGATAGCCGTGGCTTACTTGTCTCATGGCTGTGTCATGAGCATCTTCAGCGGTTTCAGTGTGATAGTCAGCATTGGGGTGATGCTGGCCTTCAGGGCTGAAAAACTTTACGCGATGCTCATCCCAATCACGGTCTTTGTAAACCTTGGCTACGTGTCCACTTGGGCCTTTGTGGGTCTTGATGAGGCGAAGGTTTGGCTTCTCCTCTTTCTCGACCTTACCGCCCTTGGCGAAGGTACCAGATTGCAGGCTGTTTGCTACAGGGCGACTGACGAAGTGGCGCGGCATCTTGACCGCACGACCATCATCAACTACTTGACCCCCCGTAGCATAGGCTTTTTTTGAGGCACGCCCTCCCATTTTGTAGCCACCGCCGTTGGACTCACGCACGCCACCAGTGGTGCCGTTTGTTTTGCCGGGAGGTGTGCCGTCAGCGGGACGGTTTTCCCAATCGCCATCGTGCTCAATCGCATTGCCAACACCGGAAGCCTTACCACCATGGGCTTTGTGATGAATCTTGCCACCGCGCTTGAAGCCGCCTGCGTTGGATTCCTTGATGCCGCCAGTGCCGTGCGCTTTGTCACGCTTGGCTTGGTGCATCTCAGTGTTCACATAGTCGTGCTCATTGCCCTCAATGGTGCCACGCATCTTGATCTTGCCTTTGTTGACTTTTTCGTCAGTGTCAGCAGGAATTGCGCCGCCAGTTGCAAACTTGTGCATCTTCTTGGCGTGACCACCATGCTTGTAGCCGCCAACTGCACCATCTTTGATGCCTTTGGTGCCGTGATGGCTGTCATGATGATCGCCGTCATCCACTTTGGTCTTTGCAAATTTCTTCGCATTGCCTTCAATGGTTGTGCGGGTCTCGTCGCGGTCAACTGCGCCGCCCGATGCTTTTTTCATCGGATGGGCTTTTGCCATCGACAAAGACTCATGGTGCTTCAACTCTTTTTCAAGAGCCGCGCACTTGGCGTTAGCAGAACCGCCCTTCTTCATGCCGGACAAAGCTTTTTGAACCATTGCTGCACGACGCATGCGCTGGGCAGGAGCCATAGCCATAAGGGCTTGGCGGCCCATTGCTTGAGGTGCGGCAGGGTTGATAGGCATTGCGGCTGCTGGAGCGCCTTGCATAGGCATTGCACCACCCATTTGCTTGTGAGCGACTTTGCCGCCCTTGGCATACTGGTTGGGGTTCATTGCCTTGCGACGTTCTGCCATGGAAGGCTTTTTAGGAGCCACACCATGTTCGGCATCTTCAAAGACCTTGGCATTGTTATGGGCCATGGACTTGAAGCCTTCTTCTTGGCTTGCGGCCTTGGAAGCAACTTTACCGCCTTTTTTGAGTTTCAGGATTACTGAAGGCTCATCGGTGAACATCTTCACCATTGGTTTGAATTGACCCATGGTTGCTCTCCTTAGGCTTGGGTTACGCCAAGAGCACCAGTGCGAGTTGCATTGGGGCCGACGGCAATTGCAGGCAAGGCGATAGTCATCACCAAACGCTTGGAACCATCAGAAGCTGAAGATGGAGTGTATGTACCGCGAACATCACCAGTGGTGCTGGTTGCTGGGTTGGTCATATCGGCCACAACAAAAGTGCCAGCGTCTTGCGCCAAAGTGTTGTTCCAGCCAACTTTCACCACGTAGCCTGCGTCGATCACACGGACTGGCAAACCAAGGATGTCGGTGGTGCCAATGGTCACTGCGGTAGCAGAGCCGCTGATGGTTGCGCTGACAATTTGGTAAAACGCTTTCTTGCCAGACTTGGCAGTACCAGCAGTTGCCACAGTGATTGCTTCAGTCATTGCTTGACCGAAGTAGTCGTAGCCGCTGATGGTCACTGTACGAGCAGTGGTAGAAGTGTTCACTTGCAGTGCGCGAGGAGAGTTCAACTGGATCACAGTTGTACCGTCGGCACGAACCACAGACTTGGCAGAAGTGCCAGCAGTCAAAGTGATAGCGCCTGCGCCAGATGCAGTTTGCGATGCGGCGATGTTTGCGGTTTGCAATGCTTGAGGCACGCAATCCCAAATGTAAGTGCGACCCAGAGGGCCAACACCCAAGTCCATTGGCGAAGGATCACCAAGGCCACCGTCACCGGAAAATGTCAGGGTTGTGCTTGTCACAGTTTGTGAGTTGTTCACCGTGTAGGTGCCAACGCCACCAGAGCCAGTGCCAAATGCTGTGACATAAGTACCAGCAGATACGCCGCCGCCACCAGTACCGCCAACAAATTGACCCAACACAATGGGCTCGCCGGACAAAACGGCAGTGATGTTCATTGAGGTGCCAGAAATGGAACCAGTCATCACCGCTTCAGTTTGGTTCAAGCCAGTGCCCATGTACGTTTGGGCAGGGCCTAAAAATAGGTCATCAGAAAATTGAGGCATCGTCTTTCTCCATGAAAAGTTGACGAAACATTAAACAAAAAAGGGGGGAGGTTTTATCCTGCCCCCCTTGTCTCTTACACGCCGTAAGTACCGTAAGCGCAACGTGGGTCTGTGAACCCAAGGTCGTAACGCTCAGTGGCCTTGTAACGCATTGTGTCGGTCTCGAAGTCACCTTCCATGGTCTTCTCCAGACGACGGCGCATCAGAAGCTTAAAGCCTTCTGGAGCGTCGGTCTGAACCCACCATGCGCTTGGGTTAGTCAAGCGAGACAGAACTGCGGCACCTTCGTCCAACAAGCCGATAGACTTGACGGGGTTGATGTCGTTGTTTGCATTACCAGTACGCAACACACTCTTCAACAAAACTTCAGCTTGGAAAATGTTGCCGGGAGCCACGATCAATTGACGGGGCACCAAACGAATCTTCTTGCCGTTGTTGTCAACAGCCTGACGCACTTGGATCAACATTTGCTCCAGAGAAGTCTGGGACAAGTTGGCAGCAGTGGACAGTTGGTTGCTGAAAGTACCGTTCACGATTGGGTGGGCTGTGCTGATCAAAGGCACGCCGTCGCCACCGGGATAGGCACTGTTGAACGCTGTGTTCAGCACGTTAGCGGCCAGCAATTCTTTGGTTTCCACCAAGGATTGAGCCAAGTGGCGTGCATATACCTGACCGATACGGATGTGGTCACCGTCTTCAACCAAGACTTTGGTCAAAGCAAATGCCAAGCCGTACACTTTGTACAGGTAGCGTTTCAAGAAGAGGACACCACCTTGTTGGTAGGTCACGGGCGTACCGTCAGGTAACTGAGGTGCGGCACCGAAACCGTACAAGACGGGTTCTTCGTGGTAGTTACGTGGAATGCCGTCTTCTTCGCGGAACACACGGCTCCACTCGTCGGCACGTTGGTCATAGACTCCGTCAAAGCACTCATTCAAGATGGGTTCGACAATTGAACGGAAGTCCGTACTACGCATTGGGGCGGCCATAATTTATGCTCCCTTAAATTAAGCAATCGCGGTGACAGCACCGAAGAATTGCGAGTTAGCACATACGACACGAACAATAACGTAAGCGTCGCCCCAGTTGTTGTCAGGATACGGTGCAATATCGACAACACGCATTTGACCTTGTTGGCCGTTACCCACAGCAGTGGACACGCCCAAAGTCGCTTGCGACAAACCAGTGGTTGTGGAACCAGCGGCAATGTTGCTGAAGTTGTACTCGTTACCAATTGACGTTTGTGCAATCGTTGCATCCGACTGAATTTCATAAACGATGTTTTGATCGTTGTAGAAATAAGCCACGCAAGTACCTGCGGTGTACGCAGTGTTTGCAGGCCAGTAGTTGGAGATACGTGCACGGCCAGTCGTATCAGTCCATTGCACACCTGCAAAAGCGCCTACCCACGCGCCAGTATTGGCGGCGATGACGATGGTACCTAAAGTACCGCTATTTGCAGTCGTACCGTACTGAACGGGTTGACCCTTGAGAATGTTCGAGGTATACCCCGAAACGATGCCGCCAGCTAACGCCTGAGCGCGATCCAGACCAGAGGGATGGAACGCAGGGCGCAAGCCAAACGGAGCATTTGTTGCTGACATAGTCAAACTCCTTGATTGTTATCCCGCAAATACGGGGTTACGGTTTGGTTGCTTTTCAATAGAGCCAATACCTTCACCCTCAACATTCACAAGCGAACGACCATTGCTATCACGTTGACCTTGGAGATTTTCGACTTGGATTCGGATTTTCTCCGCTTCCTCACGAGGTTGATCATGGTGCATTGACAACATAATTTCCTGAAAAATATCCATCGGCAACTTGAACAACAACATTTCGTTGCAAGAAATATAGCCAACATGCTCACCCGACTTCACACGGTAATCTTCATAGCCGGGTATCTCTTCAGACTTAACTGGAACGTACCCAAGGCGAATCCGCTTATCGATGCTATCGTAGCTATTGGTTGTTGAAAGCCAGCAAAGGTGCCACCCGTCGATTTCGGGCAGTTTTGGCAATGCTGATTGCGTCCATTCCTCGCTCCACATCTTGCGACGTTCCTGCCTAGAAATGAACTTTTCTTCCGGTGCTTGGCGGGTAGCGTCCTCGCTTGCGCGATCATTGCGGCCACCAGCACTGAGAGATTTTTTGAGACGAGATTCCATAATATTTTCCCCTTAGATTAGTTGCGGCGACCGTTGTTACGGTCGAATTCAATAAACTGCTTGACCATTCGTGCTTTGCGCTCAGGGTTGTCCCACGCGCCCACTTCTTTCATCGCTTTGACTCGGTCAGGCGATAAAACAAACTGGGTGCGGTTAGAACCACCATAGGCGGCTGAAGCTTCGCGTCCTGCACTTCCCACAACATTCCTTGGTCGTCTGACATTACGGGTCTCGTCGTCATTGGAATCATTGTAACGGTGTGGCAACTCTTTTTGCAAGCGACTATCTAATTCGTCCCAATAATCGGGATCAGTCGGATTCCAGCCTTGCGTAGACATTACCTCATCGATTTTCTTGGCAATACGGCTATCAGGGTCTGAAGCCGTTGGGTTGTACCATTTATTGCGTCGCATCCATTGGGCAGCAAGCCTTTGGACTTCCGGATCAGGCACGTCAACATCGTTATTTTGCGGCTGGCGCAATTCACGATCGGCTTGATTCCGCAACTTGGTCAAATTGCGTGCTTCTTCTTGAGCAGATTGCCAAAGTGTCTGGGCTTCCACCATTGCTTGGCCGTCGCCGTTTTGTGTGGCCTCGGCCAGCTTCATTTTGGCGTATTCCAAGCGCACTTGAGCATCTTCAATGCCCTTATCGATGCGAGTGATGTGTTCAGACTTGGTATTTCGCTCCAATTGGGTCAGACGTTGCTTAAATTGCTCGTTTTCACGGCGCAAAGCTGTCAATTGGGCATCTTTTTCCTGATTTGTTTTGCGAATCAGGTCTTTTTTGGCACGGCGGCGGTTGCGTTTTGCTGCACGCAGTTCATCATCGTCATCTGGATGGTCAGCATCTTCATCAGATACCCTTCCACCGTCTGCTTTTGATTCTTGTGAGTCGTCGGTTCCAACTCCATCGAGCATATTTTCAGGCAAATCAACCACGGCAGAGCCATCTTGCTCCTCTACCACGGCTATATCAACCTGTTTTTCCTTTGGATCAGCCATTTGTTCCTCCTGTTAGACGTAGGCTTTAAAAGAAAGTGGGTTGCTCGTGACTTTGGCAATCAACTCGTGATCATTCAATGTCATAAACAACACCGGGTCTTCGTTCTCTTCGTTCGTTGGGTCTTTCATCTCCCAACGATCGCCGCCCCATTTAGGGACTCGAACGAAATCGCCTACCTGCGCCCAAGAGCCTTCCGGCCATGCTTGCATGGTGTCACGATTTTTGTACGCTAGTGGGCCCAACGCGACGACTTGGCCGATCATGTTGTTCCACTTTTCGTTCTCTTTGGTCTCTTCAACCAGAACGATGCGTCCTGTCTTCTTTTTGATTCGTCGGAGTTTGACGATTACTCGCCCACCCAAAGGAATCATTCCCGGATTTACATCTGGGAAAGCCCACGCCAACTCTTCTGGGTCTGGCGTGTCATTTGTGCTCTCAAAAGTCACAATCTTCAACTTCTCACTCATCATCGCTCCTTGACACCATATTTCAGGTGCATCGTTATGCGCTTAGTCAGCGCGGTCTCGCCCCGGAGTGGGGCTACTAATCTTGATTCTTTTCTTCATCAAGCATGGCATCGATCATGTCCATAGAGGCTTGCAGGCCAATATGTTCTCCAACCATGCGTTGATACGATTCCCACGTACTTGGAGAGCCAGAGGCCAAAGCCATCTGAATCTCTCCTTGACGCAACTTAATCCTGTGGATCAGTTGTTCAATCATTGCGTTTCTTTGAGCCGGACAGGCCACCAGCAGGTTTGCTAGGTGCCTTGCCTTCGCCCTTGGCCTGCATCGAGGTGCCGTCCAACTTAACGCCCATAGCGAGGCGCTTGTTTTGTTTGACGTTGATGCTCATTTGTTCTTTGTCAGACGTTGCCATTTGGTTCTCCTTGAGGTGGCATTGATGGCGCGGCGGGTGCCGCAGGTTGTTGAGCCTGAGCCTGAATGGCTTCGTGCGTCAATTTGGCATTTTCGATGGCAATCTTTGTTTGGTTGTCCATCTGAAATTTCTGCATGTCGGCTTGCAGCTTGGCTTGGTCGAATTGAGCCTTCTGCTGATCTGCTTGCGTTTTGCGTTGTGTCTCGGCCATGCTGGTGTCTTTGACAACTTGGGCATCTGGAGGCAATGGCGCAGGTGCACCAGTTTTATTTTGCGCCATCTGCACGATTGTTTGCAGGGCTTGTTGGAATTGACCAAACACTTGGTTGGTGTCCAGCATGACATGAGCACCCATCGTGGTGTAGACCTTGTCGATGGTTGCCGTAAGATTTGGATCGTCGTAATCGTCCACGGGCTTCCCAATGGACTGCTCGACGTAACCATTTGAGCGGTTTAGGTACCACAAGGTCATGTGTTGCTTCAAATGCTCGATCAAGTTGTTCAAGTAGTTCGGGTCTGCAAACGGAGATTGGCCCAAGAATGGGTTTAATGCAAATTGCAAGTGATCCTGAATGTGCGCGATGTGATCTTGCTGGATGTACGCATAGGCTGGTTGGCCGATGAGCAATGCAGCGTTCTCGTCTGCGCTGGTACGTTGCTCTGGTGCAGGTACATCCTTCATCAATTCATTGATGTTCGGCACCTTCATTTGCTTGAGCATGCGACTGAGCACCGCATCCATGTTGAACTGGTCGGGATGCTTCTCGGCCAGCGCCAGCACGGCTTGGTTCTGAGCCATACGCTGGGTCTCAGAAAAGATGTGCGGATCACTGACGGGCACCACATCGGTGTTCTTGTTGAAGTCTTCGCGGGTGATCTCCAGATCGGCGACAACATCGCCCTTCTTCATTTCATCAAAGTGCCAACGATTCAGGCGGCACAGCACCTTGAGCACACGGGCTTGAGAGTCATGCAGTCGAGCATGGATTGCTGAGAAGACAGCCGCGCCCTGCTCGATTAAAGCCTGCGTGGTTCCAACTGGGGTGTTGGATGTGATGTCGGCAATCTTCTCTTCGCTGGTGGTGACCACGCTCTTGGCAGCAGTGTCCAGCCAACCCAGCAATTGGAACAGCACATCGCTGGGTGGGTTGAAAGGCATGGGCATTGCAATTTGGCGAATGTCCTGCACGCCGGGTGCACCTTCAATCTCCACGATCTGAGTCACATCAACTTGCTGGGACTGGCCGCTGATCTTTGCGCCTTTCAGCTTCAGCATCGTCGCTGTGTTGTTGATGTGGGCAGTGTCCAGCAAGGCACGCAAAGCGCCTGTAAGGGCCGCTGAGAGGCCACCAATCAACTGTGGCAGGCCAATGGCATAGGCACCGCGCCATGGGATGAACTTGAACTCCACGACCCAGTCCAGCTTGGTCATGGTCTTGTCTTGTTCTTCCCAGTTGCGATACAAACCAACTACTTCATTGTCGAGTTCATCGATCATCATGATGTAGGGCGCGTACTCACCTTTGGTGTGCTTGTCGTCTTCCAGTTCAAGGTAGCAATAGATGTGGTAGACCTTGCGGATACCGTCTTTGTTGTCCTCAAACTTCTTGCCTTCAACCTTGTTGTTGGCCTGCTCGACTTTGTTTTGATCCAACGTGCCCGATGCCTTGGCGTAATTGACATCGCGGTACATGCCAGTGCGGATGCGACGGGCAAATTCAAACTCAGTGATTTCGTGTACTTCGGCTGCACGCTGCGCCGTGTAGAAGTTGGTGGCCGCAAATGGCAAGATCACCCGATCGATGGGCAGGAACTCCACGCATGGGCGTTTCTTTTGCTCATCAAACCACAGCTTGAAGTATTGTGAGCCGCCCAGTGGTAACTGGGTCAGCAATTGCTCTTGCTCGTCGCGGAATTCCTCAATCTGCTCAGTGATCTGCCAGTTCAGATAATCTCGCTTGCGCTCCGACTTGTCCGACTTGGCCGCATCCATCTTACCCATAATCTTCGTCTTGACCGGGCCATCAGGTGGGTACAACTCTTTGATTGCACGAGCGGCAAAGTCCACGCATCCTTCAGCCATGGCAGGGTGCACAACCTTAGATGCGCCCATAAAGGTTGCACCTCCGGGGGCATCATTGCCCATACCAGTGCGTCGAATGCCTTCTTCGTATTGCTTATCACGTAATTCTCTTGCCTGCTTGTCGGTTTCCAGCAAATCAAGGTATCGCATGCATAACGAACTTAGTTCGCTGGAGCCAATCGAGTCTGCTAGGTTGTCGTAAAAATCGGGATTGAATTCTGGGCCATCATCAATATTGACGATTGCCGAACCATCTGGTTGTTCTTCGGTATCCATCTCCGGCAGATCAACGACAGCACTGCCGTCGTCTTGCTCTTCGATCGGATACTCGTTTTGTTTTTTGTCTGCCATTATTTAGCCTTTTTCTTTGTCATCTCAAGGCGCATGGTGTCAAGGCTTTTGTGAACCACAACAGGTTTTTTGCGCTTGGCATTACCTAATGCACGCAGGTCAAGGCCCTTGTGCTTGGATGCCAATGAGGGATTACGCAGGTGATGCTTTGGCTTGGTGTACTCGCCCGGATCATTGTGGTGCTCATGACCATGGAACTGGTGGTAGAAGTCTTCAACGGACAGTTTTTGCTTGCTCATACGCCTTCTCCATCGTCATTGGTCATGTGAATCATTCCGCGAGTTTGTGGCTGGATGTTCACGGTTCTATTCTGCGGGATCGTTTCACCAAGCATGGGCTTACCAGTCTTGGGACTGATGCGGGTGCTGGGTGTACGTGCGTAGACGGGTGCACCGTGTTTATTTTTTGCCATTTTCAACTGCGGGTCATAGTGAACAAAGAAGCCATGCGAGTCAACATGTGCTTCGTTGATCTTGCCTGTGGCCTTTTTATTCTTCAAACCAATAATAACTCCATGTTCGCCTTCTGGCTGAATATCAAGTGGTCGGAAGTCATGCGTGTCACCGTTGACCACTTTGAATTTCTTGCCAGTCTCTTGGTCATGCACTTCTTCAGGCAGATGCTCGTTGTGGCTGAATGCCATGGCTACGTTGTCACCGTTCTCAAGGCGGCGACGCATTGACTTCCAGTTGGTGTGCTGGTTCTCAACGCCGGGCTGGCTTACACCTGTGCTGGAGTACGTGTAGTGGTGGTTGGGCGCGATGGGGTCAGTGTTGTTTTTTGTGTAGTCATAGAACGTCACATCAGGGTGCGCGTTGATGATTGCCTTGTGCACTCGTGGGTTGATGTCCGACAACACATTGAGGCGCAGGCCCAAGTGGTTGCCGTTCTGTGCGGCCATGGCCTTGGCATCGCTGATCTCGTCGTGCAGCTTGACAGCAAAATCATGGGGCGCATGCAGGAATGCGTGGGTCTTGAGCAGGCTGTTCAGGCGTGGGCCCTTGAACTCTTCCAAGTCTTTGCCGCCGCCCAGCTTGAAGTAGTTGCCCGATGTCTTGCCCAAGCACTCGGCCTTGCATGAATGGCTGTTGGGGCAGGTGTCGAACTTGCCTTCACGATAGGCGGGGGCCAAAGCCAAGCCTGTTGTTTCAACGCCACGGTCATCCGGCAGCTTGATGGGCTCTTCGCCCTCCACGCCCTTTTCGGACTTCTTCAGCTTCTCGTTCTTGCCCAGCAAGTCCTTTGGGGTGCCGTTGCTGGTGCGGCCAACAATGTCAGCCACACGTTCAGCGGCACGGACACTGTTTTGTGCACGCTCTTCAGGCGGCAGGCTCAAATGGTGAGCAATAGCCTCGTCAAAAGCCGTTGCAAGGCCTTTGACATCTGGTTTGGTCTTGTCGTATGGCGTGAAGTGTTCAGGGCCCTTGGCGGGCTCTTGAGCGGGTGCGATGGCGAACTTGGGACGCACTCGATTGCCGCCAGAGAATTTCTGTACGCCGCCGCCTGTCTTCATGCCGGGTGGCTGTGGAGGCCCACCAAGAGCAGACATAGTCTGGCCTTGCGGTGTCATCTGGAGCATATTTCCCATTGGTGGTGGGCCACCGGGTGTTGTCCCCATGCCGGGCGTTGCTCCCGTACCGGGTGGAGGTGGGCCGGGTGGCTGCGGTGGTTGGCTTTGCGGTGGCTGGCTGGGCATCAGTTGCTGGCCGGGCTGCTGCTTGCTGGTGTCAATGCCGCCGATGGGCATGCCATTTGGTGTCGATACGCCGCCGGGTGGTGGGGCTTTCATGTCGCCCTTGTCAGGGGACACAAACATCTTTGGGTTCATGTTGGGCGCTTCATCCACGCCTACGTCTTGCATCTCAAGCGGGTTAGCACGATGTGCCAGAGCCATTTTCATTTCAGCCATGGTTGCCATGGTTACTCCTTGAACTTAGGTATGAGGGGTTGAACACGGCCACCACTGAGGAAGCCGTAATCCTTGAGATTGATTGGCTGACTGCGGGGCAGGTCTGACACCTTTGCCTTCTTGTTGATCTTCTGCACCTCTTCGTCGGGCAGTACTCGATTCACCTTCATCGCGCCACCGATCAGCCAGTTGCCTGTCATGTTTGGGTTTGTTTTGTAGCGGTAATGACCACCAACGGGAATTTGATCTGTGATGTGCGCTTTGACGGGCACCAGCCTGCCTTGGGCATTTGTACCACGGCGGTTGGCTTCGGACTGCCAGTCCACATCGTTTGGCATCTCAACTTCGGCCCACACTTGATTTTTGGGGCGACGGTCGGGCGCGGTCAGGTTTTGGTTGGACTTTTCTCCGATATGAGTTGCCACGGGCAGATCGCCTGCATGCCAGCCGGGACGATAGGCCAATGGCCCGATCTTGGACTTGACCTTGTTACCTGTCATTTCGCCGACTTTGGCATCAACCCACTGATCTTTTTCAACTGGCGTGTTTGCATCCACAAATAATGGGAACAGCTTGCCGGGTTGCTTTTGATCGACACGGAAAAGTTTATAGGCCTTTACGGTATCTTTGGGAATCAGTGGCTGTGTGCCCTTGACCTTGCCACCCTTGGCTTTGGGTTGCTGGCGCTGGGCCAACCAGTCCTTGAATGTGGGCATATCCCGTATGTACTTCGACGCCATCTCTTGGTCATACTGCTGTTGCAGTTGAGCACGCATAGCGGCCTCTTGCCGCAATTGCTGTAGCTTCCGTCGAATGTCGTCTGGGATCATTTATTGCCCTTCATGAATAACTCAATTATGCCTTTGATCCATAGGTTTGGTCTACCGGGCAATCCACGCATCGCCCATCACTCTGGCATATCCCCAGACACTCGCAGCATCTCTTGCCTGCGATATCTAAGCCAGTCTTTAAGCATTGCCATGATCTGACGCTCTTGCATGTCGGCGTTTTGTAAGCAAAGAACCTCGAATCTGTTAAGGCACATAGTCGTCTTGACCCCGTCGCGCTGGACGGTTTTTCGGTAGTTGTCTCCGGTAACAATTTCGAGGTAGTTGTCATGAGTCATGGTTCTTCCTAAAGTTGAGTAAGGGTTTCTACTTAGTAGTCAGACTACTATTCCGGTCAGGCACTGTACGGGTTCTCCTTCGAGCGCATGTTGAACAGTTCGGCATCGGTGATGTCCTCGGCCTCGATGTCGTCCCTTGGGGGCGCGTCGATGCTGATCCACCCGGCATCACGCAGGTAGCGCAGGCCTTGGCTGATGCAGTCCACGAACTCGTCATGCGCCGTCTCGGGGAAGCTGCATATCTGGCTGACCATGCCCTCGGCCCAATCCCGAACGAATCCTTTGCGCTGGCTGTGCTCCGGCACCCACACGCGCCCGGCACGGATCACGTTAGCCACGATGGACAGGCGCTGCGTCTTGTCGGCCCTGCCGGGGTTGTAGCCCATCACGGGTAGGTGGGCGCGTTGCAAGTCTTGGATCAGGCTGATGCCTGCGGCCTTGTCTTCCACTAGCAGCAGGTCAACGCGCTTCTTGTCGCGCCCTTCGCCGTACACCACCTCGAACTCGTCAATGATCTTTGGGCGCAGGTCAGGGTAAGTCAGCTTGTCTTGCCAGCAGTCGATCACCATGACGCACATGCCGCCGTCCAGTGGCTTAAACGCGCCGAGGGTGATGCACCCGGTCGGATCGTTGGACTCGCCGTCCTTGTAGCCGCAGTCGTAGGACTGAATGATGTACTCGAACTTGGGGAAGGGCTTGCCGTCCGGCCAGAGCCTGAACCAATCCCTTTTGACAATGCCGCCTTCTTCCGGGTCAATGATCTCAGCGTGAATCTCTTGGCGGCCAAGGTTGGTGCCCTCGTACTGGAGGATTTGCTTTTTGAAGCTGGGCGCGAGGTTGGCGATGTTGGAGTACGTGCTGGCCCGTGTGATGGTCACGTCGTCGCCTTCACGGCCAATCAGGTCGATCACAACGTCTTTGGGCTTGGGTGTGGTCGAGCAGATCAGCTTGGTGCGCTGGCCCAGCCGGATGCCGAACTGGATCATGTCCCAGCTTTCTTGCAGATACTCCCATGCGGCCAACTCATCCAGCCAGCCGCCATGGAACTGCGGCCCCCGGAACCGCTCAGGCTCGGACGCTGGGATGCCCTTGATGAACGAGCCATTGATCAAATGGATTTCATGCAGGCTGCTGTTGTACTTGGCGATTAAGACAGATGGAATGACCTTGAGCAGGCCTGAGTCGCCCTCGAAACATGTGCCCTTCAAGTCACCTGAGGTGGGCGCGGAGACCAACCAGCGGGTGTTGGGTTCACTCCATGCCCACCATGCCAGCGTCTCAGCCGCCGCACGGGTCTTTCCGGCTCCACGGCCAGCCAGCATGAGCCAGATGTTCCACCAATCGCCCAAGGGCACCAGTTGGTGTTTGTGCGCCTGCTGCTTGAGCCATTTGTACTGCCAGTTGAAGACGGTCTGGTTATAGGACTTGAGAAGGGTGAACTCCTTTTGCGTGTCCTCGCGCAGGAGGATGTCTTCAACTACTGCGCTCATGTCTCAGACTGCCTTTGTAGGCGAATGTTCTCCAGCAATTCGCCAAAGACACCAAGGTTGTTCTCGATCACCACCGGATTCTCGTCGTCGCCTGCGTGGACAACTCGGTCGCCGTACTTCTTGGGATTGAACTTTGCCAGCAGTTTCAGCCGGGTCTCGATCTGGAGTTTGCGGTGGCCCAGCATGTCCACCTTCTTGATGGTCACCGTCTTCTTGACAATGATGTTCCCATCCTCGTCTTTGCCCTCAGGGGTCTCGCTCTCGCTGACCTCCTCGCCCAGCATTGGGGTGTCAGCGATGGTCAGGCATTCCTCGGCCATGGCATCGTAGCCCACATCACGCGCATGCGCGATGGCTGAAGAAAGGTCAGCATCCTTAGCCATCCAGTTATACACCGTCCTCCACAGGGGAAAGCCTTCCTGCCTGCATATCTGTCTTAACGGTATTCCTTCACTGAGTTGCTCACACATCTGTCGAGCGATGTCAGGGTCGTATGTGGATGGTCTACCAGTCGGCTTCTTTGGCGCGGCGGGTTCTTTTGTTTTCTTGTCGGTCATGTTCCAGTCCTTTGTCGCGCAATCGTTTCAGCGCATAACTGGAAGTTTACCTCTTTAGCATGGTATTTGTGAAGGGATCGGGTTTGTCCTCTTCTAGCATCATGCGATTGACCTCATTGATCCCTTCCATGGTCTTGATCACCTCCTGAAGTTCGGCAATGCTGTACCAGCCTTCAAGGTACACCTCTGCTGTGCCGTACATCTGGATTTGCAGTTCATTCATGGCTGGAGCCAAGGATTCTGTGCTCGGCGAATTTGCGGTAGGCCTTCAGCTTGGCGATCTCATCCTTGAGCACTGCAATCTGGTTGGCTTGATGCTTCATGGTGCTCGATGCCCGGTCGATCCATTCCTTGACTTCTTGCGGCATGGCGAACATCTCGTCTGCCTTTGCGCTGGCAACCGTGCGCTGGCTTGCTAAAACGCGCTTTGGAGCCGTTTTCTTGGCTGGGGTAGGCTTAGGTGCCACCTTCTTCGTTGCGGCCTTTTTAGCGGCAGTTTTCTTGGCTGTTGCCATGGGTAATCTCCTCAGTGGGTTGGTAAGTAATGTCGGGTGCGTAGCAGCATAGGATCAGGAACATGACAAACCATGCGCTGATGATCAGCTTTTGACACAAGGTTTCTTCCGGCTGTTGGCTTGGTAAATCTTTCATCATTTCGTCGATCTCTTGGCGATTCATGTGTTCTCCTTAATGCCGTGGGCAAATTCAATTCCTCTTGCAAAACGCTCCACTGTGCCTTCGTCTGCGCCTGCTGACTCTTGAAATATTGCCTCAATCTGTTCATGCGTCAGCGGCTTGCGCTGCGCTGGCTGTGCTAAAGCTTCACGGATAATTTCCGTTGCCCCGTATTCGCAATTCCCATCAATTTCTGCTGCTTCCAGCGCCTCAAGCGCCAGCTTCAATGCTTCGTCTTTGTTCATTTGTGTCTCCAGTAATTGCCATGGACAAAACCTCCAAGCCATCCAAAAAAAACACCAACAAAAAAGCCACCGACAGCCACGAAGGTGATCAAAGTCATCTCAATGAGTATGTTCATGCTTCCTCCACGGTGATGATGTATTTCTTCCCAAGGTACTCGGCCTCGATGGTCTTCTTGGTAGTCAAAAGGTAGCCGCCTTCTGGGTGCAAGTCGCTTTTGACCTTGCTGGTGTAAACGCCTGCGACAGGCAAGCTGTGCTTGATGCTGTTGGCGATGTAGTCGCAGTAGGCCATCAGGCTTTGGGCCTTGCCTGCGGTGTCTAAAGCCACCTCTACCATAGTGTCGGCGGTCATCTTGATCATCGGTTTAAAGTCTTCCATGTCATTCTCCTTAGTTGAAGTATTCGGCGATCTCGGACTCGATCTCGCTTGTGATTTCGTCAGTCAGTTTGCGCTCCAACCATGCGGCTTTGCGGCCACGGCGGTCAAGAACCTCGAACTCGCATTCGGTATATCCATGGTAGTCCCAGTCGCTGTCTGCGTGGTAGCTGTACGAGCCCTTGACACTCTCAAAGTGGGTCACGCCAACGATGCAGGGAATGCCTGCGATACGGGTTTCAATTTCTGCGATGTATGACATATCTAACTCCTTATTTAAACCTGCTCAGTGCAGTGATTGGAATTCTAACATGAAGTTAGATTGTGGTGTCAACAATTATTTTGGGGCGTTGAATCACGGTTTGTTTCACGCCATCACGCACGCCATGCTCCTTGACGGTAGCCTTGATGGTGGCCGTCTCGCCCTTTAAAGGAAAGTTGGATGCAGTGCCTTTGTAGATGATGACGTTCTTGTCTGCGTCTTCGCAAATGTAGATGTAGTTGGTTCCATACACGCCGTCCAGAACGACGATGTACATAGTGGTGATAGTCAAGGTGATCTTTTCGCCCACGGTGCCCACAAAAGCACGTTTTGCATCCAAAGCGGCTTTCTGGCTGGCCCATTCGGCCTTTTTGGCGGCACGTGCATCGATGCCCTTCAAAATGGCCTCACACTGCTTAGGTGACAGCTTGCCGTAGCTGTCGAAGGATTGAGCCATAGAACCCATGAAACCCTCTTTGTAGCCCTCATGGCCGTAGTCGCCAATGATGCGGCCCAAGTGCAAAGCGTCTTCAATTTCGTCTGCACGCTCAGTGTTGATACGCCATGTTTTTTGGGCGTTGGCAATTATTTTGGCTTTACGTGCTGCTTCCCATGCTGCTGGATGTTCGATGTGTGCGCCGCGAATTGTTGTCATGTTGATCTCTCAAATAAACCTGCTGTATTGCAGTGATGAGAATTCTAACACAAAGTTAGAGTCTATGCACAAGTAGGTGTTTTCCCTAATTCTTTTTTGGTGGGTACTGCTGGCATGTGTATGAGCCTGATCCCACGACCATGGCTTTATGAATAGCCACGTAAGACTGCACAGCAGCGTTACCCTCTTTGACTTTCATCTTGACGATTTTTCCCACAATGTCTTCAACGATTTCTCTGTGGGACGGATCAGTCATGATCAATGCTTTAGCCAGCATGCTGGTTGCTACGTTGACTAAAACATAAAGTGCCACGCTTGAATCGTATTGCTCAATGGCATCTTTAAGCGTTTCATTGACGCGCATTTCCAATGACTCACTGATCTTTTCGATTACATCTGATTGGCGGCTTTCCATATCATTGCCTTTGACTTGGTATGCGGTTACGAATGAACTCGGCCAACTCCAAGAAGCCAGCTTCAGCGGCCAGATCAGCGCAGGCCTGCCGCTCAATGAAGATGGCCTGCTTGCTGGTCTGAATTGCCACGGTCATGATTTCGGCCTTTGCGATCGTCAATGCGTCGTCAAATTCTTGTTGGGTATAAAACTTGACGGCCCCACTATTACCCAGAAGTTGCCGGGCTAAGGGGCTCAATTCTTTTTTTTCAGACATTTTGTGCTTTCAGTTGATTGAGTTTGCGGGAGGTTTCCCAATCTAGGATACAGTTCAGGCGAGAATATCCAGTGACTGACATCCGGTATTCCACACCAATGTGGGCTTCGATCTCGGGGGTGATATCGATGCCGAACTGGTGGGCCTCAGCCTCCAGTTTGTCGTGAAACAACTTTCCATCGGTGGTGGCATACGCCTCCATAGGTGTAATTTTCATACCGTGTATTCCAACGCTTGCAGCTTGCTGATACGGTCGTTGATGTCGGTCACCATTTTTTGGTAGTCGGCCATGACTTTTTGCTTTTGCTTTTCCAATGCGGCAATCTGCTGGGCGCGTGGATCGTAGCTATCAGGCACGTCGATCTCGATCTCTTGTTCGCCAACGTAAGTGCGATGATCGTCGTCGTCAAACCTAACGCTAAAAACTTCAAATTTCCCCTCGTCTTCCCACGAGTATTTGTTGTAATGAACATGTGCGGTGATTTTGATTTTCATGGTGTGCTCCGATTAAAAAGAAAAGTCATGGTACGTTTCACGACGGCCAACGATCAGGCCTCGGTGGCCGCAAAAGACAAGGCGGCCTTTCTCGTTGAAGACACATGGCCTCCAGTTTCCCTTGGTGTCTTTGCGATAGTAGTTGCGGTACCCGTCCATCACCGGGGTGTACTCGTACTCCTGCGACTCGCTGATGCCGTTGTTGTCAATGCGCTTGGCGTTGTCTTCGGTGACAGCGATGTAACGCTTCTTCGTGTTGACTTCCACAATGGTGCCTGCGTGGCGATCAGTCCACGACAGCATGGTGACCCCCATGCCGACTTCAGGGGCTGGTGCGCCGATCATGCGGCTGTACATGTGATTGACCAAACTGCCTGTGTGTGTTCCAAGATTCATGATGTGCTCCTTTGATGGGGCCGTAGCCCCAGTAGTTTATTTTTTAGGTGTGACGCGAATGTCTGCGCGATCTGCTTTGCGAAATGTGTCGAGCACATCGTCTTGGATGCCATATGCCACGCAAAGCTTGGCGTAATCGACAGTACCCTTGACAGCGAACAATGCGACTGTGACTGAGTGCAACTCGCCAACGTGCTTGCCTTCTCCGTACTTGTTGGCGATGGCCTCTTTCATGGCTTTGACTTGGTCTGCCAATGCTTTGGCTTGCTGATCGAGCACATAGAGTGCATCGATGTCAGATGAGAATGACTCGACAGCGGCGAGTGCTTGGATAGTTGCTTGCGTTTCTGTGATCATGTTGATCTCCTAAATAAACCTGCGACATTGCAGTGAGAAGAATTCTAACACGAAGTTAGATTCTGTGTGCAAGCTTTTTTTAAATTATTTTTCTAAGTGTTTACCCTATGGTAGTCAGACTACCAATTACGTTGGCAATCGTGACGTTCAAAGCATCGATTTCTTCCATTTTGGCTATGCGCCACGCAGTTTTTTCGCCGTGCCATCCCATCTTGCTGCCTTGGTGGCAGGACTTGCAAAGGGCCACCACTGTGTAGTGTCTGCCCTGCTTGATGTGATGGGCATCGCTAGGCCCGGCTTGGCCGCAGACAGAGCAGGGTTGCTCCTTAACCATGCCAATCCATGTGCGTTCAGCCTTGTTGTAACTGCCGTTCATGCCGCCGCCTTATCCATGGTGCGATTGCTGGCCTCCTGCGACCGCCAGACATCGATTCTGGCCTGTGCTGATACCAACCCCCAGCGAAACGTCTCTTCGGCCTCCACGGCCCCTTCTATGCCCTTGAGCAGTTCAATGTAGGTCGGGTCTGCGTAGGCCTCCATTTCAGCGGCGGCAGATGACTTTGCGCGGCCATCAGCCAGTGCGGCCTTCATCAGGATTGACTTTTGGCTTTTTCGGAACTCTTCGAGGTACGTCCGGTGTGCTTTGGCTTCTGCAAATTTGCGCCCGTGGATATACAGGTAATCCACTGCGTCGTTGATGTCCTTCTGATTCATTTTGTTTCTCCTGTATTTGTCGTTTACGCCAGCCGCTCATGATCCATGCTTCGCAATCAATGCGGCATCAGCAAGAGCCTGACCCTTACCTTTTTTGTCCAACTCGCGCCACTTGGGCCATAGTTGGATTGCACGCGCCCGTGCGGCATCTTTGTCGGTGCCAATCAAGCCTGCGGCTTTCTTCCATGACTGCGGTGTCACCATGGTGTGTGGCAGGCCCATCGCACCCAGCACACCCATCACGGTGCCGCAGCTATGGCCGAAATTGAACATGCTGGTCACGCCTTGGCCGGGCATCGCGCCCACTTGCTCGACGTACACATGCTCACAGCAACTCGATGCAATAAAGTCGGTCAGTGCTGCCGCATTGACTCTGGTGGCCGATCCAACCTTGAGCACGGGCATGGCCGTCCATTCGATGGGCTGGCCGTCTTCCAGCAAAACAATTGCGCCTGTTGCGCCGGGGTCAATTCCAAGTGTTCTCATTCGTCTCGCTCCTGATGTTGATTTGATGCGTCAATCTGGTGGCGCTCTTCGTCGGTGAGTGGCCTGTTAAATGCTTCGCTAAAAACTTTTGCACAAATTTCATCAAATTTGTCATTCCAATATTTTTTTTCTGAAGCGGCTTCTTCTTCAGTCACTGGAACCCAGTTGTCTCTGTTGTCGCGCTTGTGCCACCATGGCTTGCCATCTTTTTGTCCGAGCATCCACATTATTTTTTCCCCTTGAGGATGAACTTTGGGCAACGCTGAAGAACGAACCTCAATTGCATCGTTGGACGGTCATATTTGTCAGTGATCGCGGTGCACATCTTGGCGATGTAATTACTACATTCAAAGCACACATGACGATCGTCGAGACCATCGCGGTCACGCTCAAACATTTGTTCGGCCAAGTCCCATGCCTGTTCTTCGCACAAACCTTCTTCAACGAACGTCTTGCGCCTGCGTGCATGGATCACAATGGCTTTCTCAAGTTCTTCTTCGGTCATGCGGCCACCCTTCTTTTTTGGCCCTTGTTTAAATTTCCTTGAATGCGTTTTTCTGTTGCGCGATGCACGGCAATCATGGTGCGTGCAGACAGGTTTTCCATTACGTATTCATAATCTTCAAAGATGCCATTGAATATCTTGAACTCAATGTCGTTGACGTTGTTTTGCATCAAAGCAATCATGGCATCTTCCAAGGCCTTATCGGGGTCTTGCACCAATCCCATGTCGAGCAAGGTCTCCATCATGTCCACCGCAGTAGCGACGGCCATCCAGTCATGTCGAGAGGGACTTGTTGAGTTATGCAGACGGGCCAAAGCAGCACGCATCATGCTCATTTGGTGCTGGCGTTTTTTTAATGGCAAGGGCTCCGTTGGACTTGCCATCAATACATCGAAATGCGAATAGTGTGTCATTGACTCTCCTGTTAGCCCACATCGTCGTGGTAAAAAGAGTCTAACACAAAATTAGACTATGACAATAGTCGATGTCGATTTCTCTTTGATCATTTTGCCCTCGGCTTCAAAGTTCCAATCCACACCGTTGGCATCCATTGCTGTCCATGCAACGGCTTGGATTCGCACGTTTTTGCAGATGTATTCCTTGCCAGTCTCATCAAACACGCGCCATCTGTGATCAACAGTTCCTCTGCCGGGCTGGCCTGCGCTCTTGTTGAACCTGATGCGAAATTTCATATCACCTCCACCGACTTTTCTTCTTCGGGTGCAACCGCCACCGACAAGTTCATGTGCACAAACCGCATGGTCTCATTGCTGAAGTTTTTGGTGAACGAGTGCGGTACCCATGCGTTCATGAAGATTAACGTGCCGGGCCTTGGAGTGAACACAATCTGATGTGATCCCATCGTGATTTCATCATCGCTTTTTTGCGGCAGATTGATGATGACTTTGCCGGGCCGTGGATCATGAACCACCAACTTGCAGCCTTTCTCAGGTACATCAATGAAAAAGAATACAGTCATCTGCGAACCTGATCCATGTACATGGGTGTCCATCGAAGACAAGTAATTGTGCTCTTGCGTCCACATCTCGGTGAAGTACGTCACCAAGTTGTCCATGTTGTAACCCTGAGAAGACAGGATGTTCCAAACGGTCTGGCTGATGTACTCGGAGAAGTCTTTTAACTCTGGCTCATGCGAGAAGCTGCCAGTCATGAGCACCACGTAATCGTCTTTGTTTTTGTGCTGCTTGGCCGCTTCAATGTATCGGTTAGAAACAGTGCGAACTGGCTCTAAAAAATCTGCTTTGTCCACTACGTATACCGGGGTGGCGAAGTAGTGCATTTCTTCAAGTTTGTCCATGATTTCTCCGTGTGTAAATGCACATCAAGTCTAACACGTAATTAGAGTCGCAAACAAAAAAAATGGGCCCGGCCCGGCCCCTTATTGATACCTTACTTCACCTTACTCTTGAACCCTTGATACCCAGAGGTGGACAGACTCAGCCCTCCCAGAAGAGGATGAGCCTTCACAGATACCCGTCGGAGTTTCTGACCCGTCAGTCGTTCGATGCAGGGGCACTCACTTCGCCACCCCTCTTCCTGTCTCAGCATCTTTCCCGTAGTAGGAATATCCCCCAACCGCTACCGCCAGTGCGCGTCCAGTTGGGCGGCAAGGTCGTGAAAAACAAAAAAGCCGTTAAGACAAACCCCGGTGGAAACCCATCCCTCTTTTGAAGGAACGGCACCCCAGTCGGGGTCGGAGTTTGACTTAACGGCTTTCATGCATGCTTTCCACGGCTTGCATTTGTGTGGATTTTAAACGGATTTCAACAACCCGTGTCAAGTCCCTTCGAAATAAATATTTTCTCGCTTTCGCAAGTCCATGATTTTGGCAACAACAGCGAACAAGCTTTCACGCATGTGCAGGTCATTGGCATCCCATCCAACAGTGTCAGCCATCGTCCATGGCAATCCAGCCTGCATGGCTGACTTCTCGCCAGTCTTGCTCTCGTCGTTGTCAGCGAAGATAAACCGCTTGCCGGGTATCTGGTCGGCCACCTGAACCAGATTCGATGCAGAGAAGCACACCACCACCGACGCAGGCAATCCCACGCTCCTAAGTGCCGCACGCAGGCTCAAACCCGTGGCAAAACCCTCGACCAGCCAGCATTCGGGTAAATCCCTAGTGCCTAAAAACAACACAGCATTTTTGGCTCTCATGCCGTGCAGCATTTTCTTTTCGTACTTGCGCTCATCCATGTTCCAGCGGATTGACTGGTAGCCTTGCAATTTGTTGGTGACCACGTTCCGCATGGGGATCAGCAGCTTGTCGTCCAGCACCAGCCCACGGGTGGTCTTGAAGCCCTTCATCTCAAGGTAGGCATGCTGATCCATCTTGGCCGACCGCAGGACAATGTCAGCCTGCAAAGCCGCCTGATCGTACTTGCGCTCCTGATCCGTGGCCGCAAAGGCCCTTTTTGAGGCCCACGCACGCTTTTCTTCGTCAGACCAAGGCTTGGCATGCGGGTCTTCGTACCAAACGACTCTAGCCTCTCCTGACCAATCCATAACCCAGCCGCGCTGGCCGTCCCAGAAATAGGCACCGTTGCCTGATCTGGGCTTTTCCAATGTGCCAGTACGTCTGATCTTGTCTGAGGCATACAAATTTGAGTGATCAATGTCCACGCCATGGGCTCGTGCAAAGTCAACAAAACTCATGATGCACTCACTGGGTAAAAGGTTACGACACCACTGGGCAAATGAATAGTGACTTTGCAACCCAACTTCTTGGCTGTGCTTCCAATCCAGTGCTTAATCGCAGGCTCGTACATCAATTTTTCAAGCAGGCCCAAACTGATAGTCGCCTCTTCGCCTCGATTCACCTTCTCGGCAATCCACTCTTCAAAATTGAAGTTCATTCGACCCACCCTTCAATGTACATCTCATGGAAAGCCCATGTGATCAGCCAAGTCCACATCAACTTTTCGTTTTTGGTGGTCTCGCAGTGGTACTCAGCCATACGCAGGCACAACTCTTTGCTTGGATATGTCTTCATTTACGTGCTCCTACACCGCGCTTAAACGCAATGTTCAATTGCTGGATTTTGTTGTACACATTCTTGGTGATCTCGACCGATGGTGCTTTCGAGAATTGCCACTGTGTCTCTTGCCCGGTGATCTGCTTGAACAGATGCCATGCACGCGCTGACTGCTTCTCAGGTTGGCTGTGAAACTTGGCGTAGGCCACCACCTGATGCCACAAGTGTTCTGCGTTGTCGGCCAGCTTCTTTTTGTTCTTGCCTTCACCAATAAAGATTTCCTTCATGTGGCCGGGCATAGCCTCGCTGATCTGCGTGCTGACCTTCTCGAAGCCGCAGGCCATGCACCGCTTGTGGAACGGGCTGTAACCGCAGCGGGGGCAACCCTTGGCTTCAAACTCCTCCTTGGTTCGAATGGCTTTATCCAACTTGTCGCCGTCGTCCAGCTTCTCCAAGCCATTGAAGTAGATGTCGTTGAAGTCCTCAAAGAACCGAATGATGTTGCCGCTGAAGTCCAGCAGGTGGCAATCCTTCTTTCCGGTGTCGGGTGACGAGCGCAGGCCACGCCCCCACATCTGGATCGCGGTGCTCAGTGACTTACGCAGTGGCCGGGCATCGCAGATGCATCCAACGTCAGGTACGTCAAAGCCCTTTGCCAAGGCCTCCACGCTGATCAAAATCTTCAAGTGGCTGTTGGGCTTGCGATACTCCTTGAGCAAGTTCTCGCGCTCGGTGGCCGTGGTCTCAGAAGTGAACACAGCGGCCATCACGCCTTGATTGATGAATTGCTTTGCCAACTCTTCGCAGTGCTTGATCGTTGCGCCAAACACGATGGTCTTGCGGTTATCGCCAAACTTCATCCAGTCAGTCACAACGTCGCCCACGATCTTCAACTCTCGCTCTTCAGCAGCTTTGTCAGTCCATTCACCGCCGGACGTTTCCGCGCCCGTCATGTCTGGCTTTTGGCAGGAGAAGATTCGCATGGGCACCAGCACACCAGACTTAGTCAAGTCGTACATCGTGGTGGCATTCACAAGGTTCGTAAATATCTTGCCCAGTCCCACAGTGAACGGCGTGGCCGACAAACCAATCACAGCAGCCCCAGTGGTCTTGGCAAACTCAGTCCAAGCTTTGTACGTGGTGTGGGCCTCATCGACCACTAGAACGTCCAACTGCGGCCAAAACTCACGCTTGGCAATTGTTTGAACGCTGGCAATCTGAAGCAATTCATCAGGCCTGCGCCGCCAGTGCTGGGCTTGGATGATGCCGTGCTCATGCAAACCGTACCTATCAGCGACCTCAGAGGTCTGGTTGATCAAAGTGGTGCGGTCACACAAGAACACGGCACGCTTGCCCTTTTGCATCGCCTCGTGGCAGATACGCAGGCCAAGGTAAGTCTTGCCAGCCCCGGTGGGGGCCATGATCATTTGGTTTTTGTGTCCCTCCTTGAATCCTTGTCTGAGCAACTGATGTGCATCGATTTGGAAAGGCCGGGGGGAGGGGAACTTTGATCCATCATCACGCTCACTTGGCGCTAGGTCTTTGGTCATTTTTAATCTTTCGAAAGTGGAAGAACAAGGTAGCCAATAGGTTTGGCAGAAGGCATTAGGTTGGTCATCATGAAGTGCAAGGCATGAACTTCACCACCACCCATGTCGTAAGCTAATGCGATGGCCTCTTCACGGGTTTGCTTGATAAAAGTCACAACCTCTTGAATGGTTACGTCTTTCATTTTTTGGCCTTTGACTTGTCAAGTTCTTTCTGAAGTTTTTTGACCATCTTCACGGCCTCATTGCGCTCGTTCATCAGTCCATGCAAACGGACTTCTAGTTGAGCATTCAGGTGGTTCAGGCGTGTTATTTCTTCGTGTGCGACCTTGAGCGGCTCGTCGGACTCCAATAGCTTGTACATGGCATCTTGGTCAGCCTGCAAAGCCAGTTCGTTGGCCTTCAATTCGTCTTCATCTGGGCCAATTCCATCGTTTGAGTTAGGCTCGGAATTGGTAGTCTGACTATCATTTTGGGCTTGCTCCTCAACGATCTCCTGAGCTTTTTTGACGATGTGCTTCTTCTTGGCATCGGCTTGTTTTTGCTTTTTCTCTGGGTTGCGAACCGAAGCCACAAAGGACTTGGACACTTCACAGATTTTGGCAATCTCGTAGTCGGTTTTGTCTTTGGTCAACTCGTGAACCAAAGCGGCCTCAACAATGCGGTGCTTGTCTTCTTTGGTGCGTGGCTTGCCGTGCTTGCCGTTGACACCAAACGAGATGACCTGCGCCTCGGCTTGAGTGCCCGGCTTGTAGTTCACATCGACCTGCTTGATGCCGATGATTTTGTATGCGTGATAACGGTGGAAGCCATCCACCAGCCAGTGCGTAACGCCGTCAAACACTGTCTCTAAAGGAGGGAAAGTGTCGCCCTCCTTCATGCAGTCGATATAGTGGTAGACGGTGGGTTGATCGATTACAGCGCGGCCTTGGGTGCCGCCATCGATCCTTATGTCATTCAAGTTCACTTTTTTCATTCACATCTCCGGTTAAAAACCCAACATCGGGTCAATTGAAAATATCAGGGCGCAGTTCTTTTGCTGTCACGAGACTTGAAGTAGCCTTCTCGATCTTTTTTGCCAGTTCAGGGGATGGACGACGAGCCTTGCGAATTAGCAATCCCAACCATGTTGGCGTAATGCCCAAGTACTCTGCCATCTCCTTCTTAGCACCATACGGTTCTTCGCTGAAGTATTGTTTTAGGTTCATCTTTTTTCTCCTTTCCGGTACAGAGTCTAACACAATATCTAATTCTGTGTTATAGTCTTTCTACGGTCACTTGACCGGATTTCTGTCCTGCGGGACGTTTTATAAAGGAAAGATCATGAGTTTTATTGTGGAAGATACAGGAGGCAATTTTGAGCGTTGCCCCTCTGGTATGCACCTCGCCCGGTGTTACCGAATCGTAGGCGTAGGCACCCAGAAGTCGGAGTATATGGGTCAGGTCAAGTACTTGAACAAAGTGATGCTGGGCTGGGAAATCCACGGCATGAACGATGATGGTACACCCATCAAGATGATGGACGGTCGCCCGTTTGCCATCTTCAAAAACTACACACTCTCATGGTCTGAGAAAGCCAACTTGCGACTTGATCTTCAGTCGTGGCGTGGCCGTCCTTTCACGCAGGAAGAGATGCGTCGGTTTGACCTGAAGAACGTGCTGGGTGCATGGTGCATGCTGAACGTCATCGAGCGCCCCGGCCAAGATGGCAAGACCTACACCAACGTCAACGGTGTGACTCCAGTGCCTGCAATGATCAAGCAAAACGGCATGCCTGCGGCCATCAACAAGAACGAGTTGTTCAACATCGCTGATCCGGACATGGAAATGTTCAATACGTTTAGCGAAAACCTCAAGAAGAAAATTCAGTCTTCGCCTGAGTGGCAAAAGTTTCAAAACAAAGAGTACGCAAAAAATGAAGCGGCTTCTGCAAACGCGCCCAAGCCAGCCGTTGACTTTTCTGAGGATGATGACATCCCGTTTTAATCATGGAACGCTTACTGCAACTCATCGCTGAGAACCCGGGCCAATTCAGCGATGACTTCATTGAGTGGCTCCCACAGAACGCGCACGTTTGGAATGCCTTCGTATCGGAGGCCTTGAAAATTCGTGCTCGTGGACGTACACATTACTCCAGCTACACCATCGTCGAGTTTTTGAGACACCACTCGGCGGTGGAAGAGGTTGGGGGCATGTGGAAGATCAACAACAACCACAGGCCCTACTTGCCCCGGTTGTTTGACCTGCGCTTTCCTGAGATGGCTGGCATGTTCGAGTACCGGACATTGACCAAGCCAAGGCGCAGCAGATTTGAAGACGACAACGGTTTTACTTACTAAGGAGATGTGATGACAACAATTATTGCCAGATCAGCAGAGTCTGTTCACTGGTACAAACAGGACGGCGGCCCGCAGTACACCGTGAAGGCAAAGGACGGCTCAGACCGCCCCACGACCCTCAGGGACGCACGAAAGATGGACTTGGTACCTTCGGTCACCACCATCATGAAAATCGCCGCCAAGCCCGGTTTAGAGCAGTGGAAGCTGGAGCAAATGCTTCTTGCGGCCATGACCCTTCCTAAATTGCCGGACGAGCCAGAGAAAGCCTACATCGCACGCATTGTGGCCGACTCGAAAGAGACAGGTAAGCAAGCCGCTGAAATGGGTACGCGCATCCACGAATCCATCGAGGCATGGATGGCAGGCGTGCGCTCAGTGGAACACGAAGAGATGGCAAAAGCGTTTGAGGAGTCCATCTTCAATCACTTTAAAACCCATCCCTTCCAGCCTTGGCTTGCAGAGCGTTCGTTTGCCAGCCCAATGGGTTTTGGTGGCAAGGTTGACTTGTACTGCGTGGCCGATGAGCACGCACCTGTTGGCATCGTGCTCGATGCAAAGTCAAAAGACTTTGGCCCAGACGACAAGATCGATGCCTACGATGAACACTTGATGCAATTGGCGGCATACCGCAATGGCCTCAACGTACCTTATGCACGCTGTGCAAACGTGTTTGTTTCTCGCACTCACCCCGGCCTTGTAAAGGTCGTCGAGTGGCCTGAGGACGAACTGGTGAAGGGCTGGGATATGTTCCAAGCTTTGCTTCGCTTTTGGAAATTGAAAAACAACTTTGGAGTTTAAAAATGGCTACAGAACAACGCATTTACAAAGTCACCAACGGTGACAAGATTTATCTCGTGCAGGCAGCAAGCCAAGCACAAGCCCTTCGCCATATTGCAGGCAAGATGTTCAGCGTCGAAGTCGCTAAGACCATCGATGTTGCACGACTCATGAGTGCTGGCGCAAAGATTGAAGAAGCCGCTTTTGTGGCCGAGCAATCCACCATCCCAACGGAGTGAGCATGAAAAAAGAAGAAATCTTCCAAGCTTTCTTTGCAGCAGGCCTTGAGGGCGACTACAACTTCCTTGAAGACGACTTGCTGAAGCTGGCAAAAGCCTTTGCAGATTTGCGCGACAACGAACTCAATGAGCGGGTGTACAAGGCCACACAGGCTGAACGCAATCGTTGCATCGAATTTGTTCGCAGCCTTAACCCGGCAGTGGCTCAAGCACTTGAAGACAAGAAGGGCCCATTGTGACTATCCTAAGGTGCTTAATTGCAAACCTCGTGGTCGCAGTGATCCTGTTTGTCTTCGTGTTGGAAAAAAGCCCCACCTAGGGGGCTAGATGGGGCAAAAGGGCAACTGCAATGCCCTCACGCCGGGGAGACGGCCTGCGTGATCTCAATGTTTGGTTTTGAAGCCCAAATGTTCGCGTACATAAGGCCATGCCATAGAGCCGCCAACAAGAGCGGCACCTCCCATTTCAGTCATTGGAGTTGGGATAGACATCAGTCCACCGCCAACGCCACCAACCAGTTTGGCAATGTTCTCATCATCAATGCCACGTTTACGCATCTCGTCAACAGCCTCGTAGATGTCTTTTCCAGCAAATGCACCCCCTAGTGCACCCAAGCCTACTTTGGCGGCTCCTGAGCGTATTCCTGCCCATTTGGCGGCGCTTTGTTCAGCCGCCTGCTGTTCTGCTTTTTGTGCAGCCAATTTTTGGGCTTGATCAAATGCGGCCTTGTCAGCTTGCACCTTTGCACGTGCAGCGGCAAGTTTTTGTTCTTCGGACAAAGTTTCGGCCACGTTTTGCGGTACAGCAATGCCGCCACGTGTTGGGTACATTGGCCCAGCTTCAACAACAGCTTTAGCAGCGCCGGGGGCTTTTAGGCCTTCCTTGGTGGCAAGAGATTGCCGATTGGTTTCCCAATTGTGGGCAGATTCACGTTGACGGCCAGTGACACCCTCTCGCGTGCCTTGGCCGCTTTGCATGGTGTGCTCTACATCGCTCATGGCATTCCCGGTACGACTCGCGTACTCTTCGGGTGTCACAGAAAATATTTCATGAGGAGTGCCTGTGTCAATTTTTCTTGGAGCAAAGACACGTTCGTCCGGCTTGAACATATCCAAGCCAGCACCCCTATAGCTTGCATAACCGCCAGCAACGGCACCAGCAGCAGGAACGTAGTTAGGCGCTGTAGTAGTATTTTGTTCGTGCTGTATCTCTTCATCATGAGGCACCCATGTAAATGTTGGCCCAGAATCTTCAGACGCAGAAGCAGAGTCATTTTTCTTTGGCGCAGCATCACTTTTGGGCGCAGCATCACTCTTTGGTGAATCCTCATCATCTTTTGGCAGAAAAGTAAATTCAGGTTTATCAGCCATGGTGTCCTCACTGCTTTTTCTTAGGTTGAATACTGCTTAAAAATTCACTGTCCAATTTCTTGAACTTTGATTGGTATTTATCAGCAATGTCAGCCATTGCAGGACTAGTCATGATGTCCAAAATTTGAGTGCGAGATTTTGGATGTAGCGCATATTCTGGGTCTTGATTGGTGCGAATTTTATTTGCACGATCGTACATTTCATGCAGCATGTCATTATTCAGTCTTGAATACTGAAGGTTGTACAACATCACATTTGGAAATTGAGTGTTTGGATTTACGCTTGCATTTTTGTACAACTCAATCTCACCAGAACGAATTGAACTTGGGTTCACGTTATTCATGCTTTGCTGAATTTGAGCAACCTTGGCAGCTTGCGTATTCAACGCATCGTAATAGTTACGTTGGTCTTTGTCGTAAGAGCCAACAATGCCTTGCAACACTGGAACGTGAATGTTTCCAGCAATGCCTGAAACACTGAAACCCATACCTGCATCAGCAGCATTCAATAGACCACCCAACAACCCACCTTGTTGCGCCAAAGGATTGGTAACCTTATTTGCCATCTTTGGATTTGAGGTAATCGTAGCAATCATTGAATCAATTGCGTTTTGGTTTTCTCGATAAGTTTTGGGGTTAGCAACAGCTTCCAAAGAACCAAATCGACCACTGGCTTGCTTGTTTAACTCTTCGTCAGAAGAAGCACGCAAACGCGATGCCTCTGCCGGGGTATACAAAGGATTGAAGTTGTATTCACCGCTGGCAATCATCTGTTTTTGAGCAGGCTTTGCCGGGGCGGCAGTACCCGCAGGAGCCGTAGACAATTCCCAATGATTGGGGTCTTGTTGTGGCATGGGTTGCTTGTATCCCAAAGCTTTCAACATGCCGCGATGTTCATCAGTTAATTTGCTTGAATCAACATCAATTGCCTGCCCAGTCAAATGCTTGCTGGCCGTATTAGCAACAGGCAAACCTTGCTTGGTAAGCCAATTTCCATTTGAATCTTTATGATCTTTGAGAGCGTCCTGCTCTTCTTGCGTGCGAACACCACTGATAATTGGAATACCCAATTGCGACAATTGCATTTGCGCGTCATTAACACGTGCGCCATTAGGCAACTTTTGCACCGAAGTGTCAGCACCCGGCACAGTGTTTGCCGAGGGAATTTCAACAGCAGGATTGGTGACAGCGCCGGGCAAAGTCTCACGAGGTATCTTGCCTGTTGTGTTGTCAGTCGTATCAGTGTCGGCAACCAAGCCCGGTGGCTTGAGGCCAGCTTGGGTGTACAACTTTGGATCAATCTCAACACCAGCAACACGTGCGGCCTCTATGGCCTTTAATGCATTGCCTTGCACTTGAGAAGTAATCTCTTGTTGTTTCTGCTGAGTTTGAAGTTCGGCTTGCAATGCTTTGGCGGTTGCAGAATCAGGTGCGGTATTGACAATCTCAGAAACAAATTCAGGTGAAATTGGCAAACCTTTGGCACGGCGATCAGCCACCATTGCGGCCACTTTTTTGTTTTGCCCAGCCAAGATATCAGCCTGAGCAATTTGGGCTTTCATTTGGGCAATAGGTAATTGCTGTGCTCGTTCTTGCTCTACGTTTTCTCCCATCGCTTCAGCCGCGCTACCAACAGACGCAAGAAAGCCGCCCAATTGGGGCTTGGCAAACCCTGCTGCCACTTTGAACCAGTTAGGCTTTTCGTAGCGTTCCTGAAGCGCCTTTACACCTTCGTCAAGCGAATCACGGTAGCGTTGCAACTGTTCATCAGATGCCCCATAAGGATTGATCTTGGTTGGGTCTGTGCCCAATCCTGTCACTGCTTGGTCTTTTTCAGCCATGGATTAACCTTTCTTGGATGGCAATGCGCCACGAGATTTGGTAGAAGCACAGCCTCTGTAACCTTTGGCTTTTGCTTTGATTAAGCCGCCGCTTGCTGCACAGGTACAGCAGCAGCAAGTGCAGCAGCAAGTGCAGCAGCATGCAGGCTCACATTTTTTGCCGCACTTGCCACTAAAAATATTGCCAAGCGATTTTTTAATGCCGGGCAATTTGCACAACGTACCCAGTGCGCCAGCACCAAGAGCGCCAGCCGCAGAGAAAGGCGACATGCACAAAGTGGTCTTGGAGCCAACGGGAATGTTGTAGCCCTGAAGCAAACCAGCCAAAGATGACAAAGAAGTGAGCGGGAAGTTTTGCTTGTTCTGAGCAATGGTCTGTTGTTGGCCGCCAAGAGTTGACAGTGCGTTGATACAGGCTAAGTTCATGTTGGCCGCTTGAGTGCCCAAGGCACCCATGTTCTGGCCTGCTTGGTTTAACAAATTGCCTTGGCTTGCCGCCGCCTGCGATGCGGTTTGAGCCGCAGTGAGGTTGGCTTGGTTCTGTTGTGCTTGAGCGTTGGCCGCAGTTGATCCCAAACCAGCCGTAATTTGGTTTGCACCTTGTTGCAAGTTTCCAAGGTTCGATCCAGCATTGAGCATGTTTTGAGCCTGCTGATTGGTCAACGACCCGGCAGTCGATCCCAAGTTGCCAAGCAAATTGGCCTGCTGTTGTGCCAACGTACCTTTTACGTTTCCTGCATTGATCAGGTTCTGCTGTTGCTGTGCAGTCAATGAACCAGCAGTCTGGCCCAAGTTGCCCAACAGACCAGCTTGTTGCTGGCCCAACGTACCAGCCGTATTGGCCGCATTGAGAATGTTCTGTTGCTGTTGTGTGGACAACGTACCAGCAGTTTGACCCAATTGAGCCAGCAAAGAAGCCTGCTGTTGCGCCAAAGTGCCTGCGGTCTGGCCTGCATTTGCAGCCAATGCGTTTTGCTTGCCAGCGGCGCACAAAGCTTGTCCATAGCCCTGAGACATCATCTGTGCAATCTGGTTGTTCAAGCACTGCTCGGCTTGAGCCTTGACTTGGCCCAGCACTTGAGCGCCGCGCTGAGAACCAAATTGACCAGAGCCAACAGCCGCCGCAGTGGCAGCAGGTGCAAGGTTTTGCTGAATGTTACGTTGCGCCACATCAGACATGCCTTGAACGGCAGTCTTGAGATAGGGATTCATGTACTGAGCGGCCAAGTCGGCCGGGCTGGTGCCCGTCGCTTGTCTTAAATATGATTGAGCCGCGCACAAACCACCATTTTGAGCGGCTTTTTGAAGATAGGGGCTTGCTGTGCACAGAGCATTGATGTTCATGCCTTTGCACAAATAAGGCTGGGCATTGTTGATGCCGCCGCTTGTTGCGGCTTGAGCCAAATAAGGATTTGCAGCACATACGCTGCTCATGCCAGTGGCACGGTTGACATCTGCACCCGCTAAGGCAGCAGCGCAAGTATTGCCTGCACGGCCAAGAAAACCACTGGCCGAACTCAAGCCAGACATGCCAGCGCCTTGTTTGATCAAGCATTGACCAGCTTGCAAACCAGTGGTGCCCATGGCGCTCTGGGCATATGGTGTCAGGGTGCTTAAAGGGCTGTTTGAAGTTGCTGCTTGAAGAAATGGAGTCGCTGCACCAGTGACGTTTTGACTTGCGGCTTGGCCCGTGTAGCCTTCACCAGTGGTGATGGGCGCTTGAAACGCACCAAAGTTTTGGCATGCTTGAGTGAATGCTTTGGTTTGGAGTGGCTGGGCGCAAACAAACTGAGCGTTTTGTTGGGCTGTTTGGCCCTTGCTTGCAAGATCAGACAGATAGTTGGTGTAATAACCCGGTGCTGTCGTTTCTTTGTTTTGCGAGGATTGCAGTAAGTTTGCCATTTTTAACCTTTCGCCTTCTTGATGTAGTCCAGCGGTGATTTCGCTTTAGGGGGTATTTTACTGGTGGGTGCTGATCTTTTGTGCATTCGTAATTGCTCACGCAGGCCATTTAGAATTTCAGCGCCTTTTTTATTGCTGCCGCCACCGATAGCGGTCACAAATCCAGCGGGGAAAACGTATTCACCATCAGCAATCTTGGCCGGAACCGCTTGGCCTTTGGTTGATTCGTGGTGTGGAACTTGTTTGCGGAAGCCATCCAAGACTTCGCGGCCAGCCTTGCTAGAACCGTCGCCAAGCGCAGATACAGCCTCAGCGTCCATCACATAGTCGCCGTCATGGAGCATGGCTGGAATGTCGTCTGACTGACCAGTGCCGCCACCACATGCATAGTACCCTGTCATTCCGGTAATGAATTCAGGATGGTGACCTTCGGGAGCAGCCTCTGCATATTTGCGTGGCAATCCACCATGTGCCATGCCGCCCATGTTCCCCATTTGGGAAATTTGGGCACGCATTTGTTTGAGTTGAGCCAATGATGTTGGAGCATGACGCGATGCAGAAGAACCAGACAATACATCTGCGCCAGTGCACACAAATCTTGGCATGTACTTTGGACTTTGGTTCATGCAAAACGTACAACCAGCCACACAACCACCGACAGCGTAACCAGTTGGAGAGCAATCTAATGCTGACAAGCCACCAATTTTCACTTCAGGTACGCCGCCAAAATTACCGCGCTGCTTCATAAGTTCCAACAAGTCTGGGTTAATTTGATTTTGAATATTTTTCAAGCTGTTCTCATCTCTTTTAAGAATATGACTCAGGCTGTTTGCATTTGCTAAAACTTCAGGAGCGGAATTCAGCCATGGAATAGCGCCGCATCCAAGACCACCCAATGCAGTCGTTGTTTTCTTAGCAGGCTTTTTGGGTTTTGTAACTGGAGTACTAAATTTTGGAAAATTAATATTCGGAATTTTGCAGCAATCACAACAATCGCTGCAATTAATTTTTTTACCAGTTACGGTGACAGGTGGCAACTCCGTAGTGCAGCAACAAGCAATTTTTTTACCTGTAACAGTTACTGGAGGTAACTCTGTGGTGCAGCAACATGAGTTTTTCTTTCCTGTAACAGTAACAGGTGGAAGTTCAACAGTGCAACAGCAATCAATTTTTTTACCCGTTACGGTAACTGGAGGTAATTCAGGAATGCAACAGCAATCAATTTTTTTACCTGTTACGGTGACAGGTGGCAACTCTTGAACACAACAGCAGTCAATTTTTTTGCCCGTTACTGTAACGGGAGGCAATTCTGGAATACAGCAGCAGTCTGATTTTTTGCCCGTTACGGTAACAGGTGGTAATTCAGGGATACAGCAGCAATCAATTCTTTTGCCAGTGACGGTAACTGGAGGCAGTTCAGGAATGCAACAGCAGGTGTCTTTTTTCCCTGTGACAGTTACGGGTGGCAATGCGGGAATACAACAATTACAGCAATCGCCAGATTTTCCAGTTACGTTAATTAACGGAACGCTTGGTACGCAACAATCAGTTGTTTTTGAAGTTGTGGCAATGGTTGGTAAACCGCCTACCGCAGGAACGCAACAATCACTTGTCTTTGCAGTGGTCGTTACTGCTGGTGTGGTGCATACACAGCAATCAGTTGTTTTCGACGTTGTAGTAACGGTTGGTAAGCCACCTATCGCAGGCACGCAGCAATCATTTGTTTTGCTTGTAACGGTGGTTACTGGACTTGTGCAAACGCAGCAATCGTTCGTTTTACTTGTGACCGATGTCAATCCTCTGGTAACAGGTATGCAGCAATCACTTGTTTTGTTTGTAACAGTGGTTATAGGTGTAATGCATGAGCAGCAATTGCCAATAACATTTGCAGTTGGTAATGCACCGACCTTAGAAGAGCAACATACATTTGTATTTGTTGATGTCATTACCGTTGGCAGTGCACCAACACAACAATTTCCTTTTTGACCAGTGACGGTTACTGGGCTGATGTTTGTGGTGGCACATGTTTGGTTTTGATTGTTGTAAGCAACGCAATCCCAACCAAATTTTGCTCCAGTTGCAAAATCAGGAAATCCGCGATCCTCAGCAAACTTTTGATTTTGAGCATTCAAAAATGCTTGAACGGATGGGTAGCCTTGGAACGATGTATTAGTGGAACAATTTTTGTTATTTAAATTATTGTTGGTAGAGACACAACATTGTTGGTTATTCGAAATTTGATCGTTGTTGTTGGAAATGGTTGGTAAAGCGCCAACATTGACTTTTGATGCACAGCCTTGAGTGCAATCATTAGACAATCCACGAGTAACAATAGGCAACGCTGTGCATTTAGGGCCGCAATCACTTGACCCGCTGGTGATGCACTTGTATGCAGTCTTGATGCCACAGTTAAGTTCGTTATTGACAACGCCGCTGATTGCGCCGCACAAAGGATTTTTACCGCGCAGAAGTGAACCTGTAGCACCTTTGACACCACTGTTTAATGCATCCTGTACCTTGCAACTCAAGCAAACATCAAAGTTGTTACTGATCCCAGTACCAATCTGATCGCCAATATTGGTGCCGATTTGACCAGCCACATACGATGTGCCTGCACTAAGCAAAATTTTGTCAAGAGAAGCCCCATGTGCTGCCGCATCAGCCGCACCAATCAATGGCAGCAATTCGACGTTGCCTGTGGCTACAGCAGCAACTCTGGCAATTGTTCCAATTGGATCGTTGATGGCGCTTTGAACAGTGTTTTCAACAACTTTTGCAACAGGCTCGACTACGTCTTTAACGACTGTCTCTACAACTTGTTCTGCTGCATGGACAACTTCGCCTACGGCATTGCCTACCGCGCTAACAACACTCTCAACTGCGCTTACAACGGCACCCATATCAAACCCCCAAATTCAAAGCAATACGAGTTGATCCATTGCTCATATGAAAGACCTGATACCCCATTTTTGGGATTGGAGGGTTCATTGAAATAATCTTGAACAAACGCTCAAGTGATGGATCGCTAAATTCTGTGACCAAAGTTTTGAGCCCCAAGACACGCCGCGCCCATACACAAAACAATTTGCTGTTGTCAACAAAGTTTGGGCCGCTGTCAGCATTGAAAGCTTTGAAAAATGCTTGCCCATCTTTGCCGGGCATGACTTCAAAAAGAGTGTTGCCAAACTGCTTGGTCTTTACGGATGGGTCGCTCAACTCTTGCAGGATGCCTGCCATCATTACCTGTGGTGGATGGGGCTGGGGATTGTGCTTGAGCCAATCCGAGATGACTCCTGCGGAGTTCAAGTGTTGTTGTTTTGAATTTATTGGCATGTCACAACTCCGTTGTCATTACTGCGGCTGAGTACACATTGCCCATGCCAGCCGCCAAAGAAATAAAAGCACCTTCAGGTGGGTACAGGTCATGCGACAAGAAGACATCATCTTCTTCTGTCCTGTTAGGAATGCCCGGCACAAAGCCCTTAGCCATGTCATCGATCAACATGCAAGTTTCAAGTAAGCCACTGACACCCATGGTGTGGCCGATTACTTGTTTGTACGAGGTCGCTACAAATTTGTCGAACAAGGTCTCAATGGCGGCTCTTTCAGCCCTGTTGTTGGACTTGGTACCTGTCCCATGGGACTTGACCACAACAATGTCTTGAGGGCTTAATTCGGCCATTTTGAGGGCTCCTTTGGCGGCTTTCACAAAGCCTTCGCCATTATCGCTTTGACCGATGGCATTTGCACAGTCCTCGCTGGCCGTGTATGCACCCAAAAGTCGTGCTTTAGGGGTTACTCCCCGGCGTTTGACCGTCTCCTCGTCCTCAAAAACGGCCAAACAGGCACCTTGGCCCACATGGAAGCCACCATTGACACTGTCAAAGGCTGATGGCTTTGCGCCATCCTTCTCGTCTTTCCAGCATAGAGAAGCACCAGTCTCGCCGAAGAAACCTAGCGTCAAGTTGCTGATTTGATCCTCAACGGCCAATACGATCACCCGGTTAAAGCCATAAAAGCGCATCAGGGTCTGGACATCCATCAGCACCTTCATGCTGGAGGCGCAGGCACTGGAGTCGGTGACGATGTGATCTGCTGCACCAAAAGCCTGAGCCGTGCGGCCAGCGTAGACCTGAGTCAACGTCAGTGGCAGGAACTTGTATTCGTAGGTCAGCCGGGTGGGCTCCAGCTTGAGCGGATTGATGCCAGCAAAGTGGCTGTTGCCTGAAGCAAGGATGAATGCTGTCTTGGCCTGCGTGTCTTCACGCAATTGCTTTGCCAAAGCTTGGTCAATAACTTTGTCAGCAACTTTGTGGGGAGGGTACACAAGGCCAGTCTTGACCTTGTCGTATGACTCTGGAAACCAGTTCACCACCTGAGGATGGCGCAGATCGTCCAGTAGTTGTGTGTTTGTGGAATAGGCCAGTCGGTAGTCGCTGAGGTAAATCATTTGATCATCTCCTTAGCCTCTTCGACCGATGCCGGATCGCGTTTTTTGTGTTCAACTAAGAAGTCAAGCAACTGTTGCGGCGTTTCTGGGTGGAAATCCTTGACCAGATCGTCTTCAATGTCGTAAATGATGGACATGTACATGACCACCATCAAGCCATCCAAAGAGTCAATTTCGGTCTCAACAAACGGCATCTCCATGCTGTTTATCGGAGAGAGATCACGGAATGCGGGACGCGCCTCACGCGCCACCATATTTAACAGTTCAAGAAAGTCCATCATGCCCCCAAATTTAAGATGCCTATCATTTGCTTGGCCCAGTCTTGCCATGACTCAAATCCACGCGAATCTGGAATCCCTGAGTTAGAGAAATTCCCGATCCCTGACAAGGCATCGACCCAGCCTCTCCAGTTATCTTCTGTCACATACCCCAACTGGTTAGGGGCAAACAACTCGGCCATGAGTTTGCAGTACTCATCCCAAGTCATGTGTCGTGGGTCGTAGCAAACCATTATGGGTTACCTGATCCACGCACATCGCCTGTGTCTATGCTCAACAAAACTCGACCCATGAAATAATTTCCATTTTGGGTGTTGCTTCTAAAGCGCAGACGCATCTCTCGCCGCTGCTCCTTCATATCAATCTTGAGCGTGTCAGGATTGAATGGATAAGGATCAGACGGGTCATCCGTGTCATCGGCATATGATTTGCCTGTGATGATCACATCCATTGTCCCATTTTGTACAAAGTCCGGCTCGATTCTTTCGATGCGAGTCCAGACGTTGTCTCCGGGTTGATCTACAGAGCCAACAAGACCCATGCGTGCGCCAAGGACGTTGGTCTCAACATAGGATTCAATTGCGTCCACGTTGTTCGTGTAGACGCGATCTGTGCCTTTTTCGTGCTGCCACAGGGTGTATCTGCCTGCGGTGTTCTGTTCTGTACCGCCCCAAATAGGACGTTGGAACACTTCAGAAAACACGCCAGCAGAGCGTTTGGCACCCAAGGCTTGACCTGAGTCATACCAGCATTTCTCACGCACGTTGTAAATGATGCAATCGTTGCATTCGGTGCTGTTGCCAGATGGAAAGAACCACCAGATTTCGCCCCAGCGAGGCACTTTGCTCACCCAGACCTTTTGGCGTTGGGCATAGTTCAAGTTGTCAAAAAAGTAGTTGTTGTTCTGCTTGTTCTCTACCTCTTGCACCACACCGTTGTAGCAGAGGAATCGGTCAGTGCCAATCCAGTAAAAGATGCCGTCGTATTCGATCACGCATGAACTGGAGATGATGGATGACTGCTGAGTGATCAGGTCATATTTCCAATACAAGGTTTGATTGCCCACGGTGGTCGGCGCATAGCTGACGCGAACCACAGAGTCCAAAGTCCAAAACAATCCTGAAGGTGAGGTCGTACCGCCGCGAACTGGCAGGCCCTTGATGACCTTGGTCGAGGAGACGTTGTTGGCATTGGAGTCAGCCGATGTCCAATTACTGAAGTCGCCTGCCGCACAGTTTTGAATCAAGCCGTTGTTGCCATACACGAATAGGTATGGAAACAGCATCACGATGCCACCAGACACGGAGATGTTGTTGTCAAAAGTCAAAGGCACCGTGCCCGATGCAGTGGCTGGAAGGCTCAAAATGGCCGTCCACACGCCGCCAACGGTCGAGGCTGACACCACAGTAGTCCCGGCTTGAATTCCTGCACCTGAGACCGATACGCCAGCACCAATTGCCACATTAGTGTTGGCAAAGGTAACGGTGGTTGATGTGTTAGTCGTGGTGCCCGTTTCAGTAAACACACCAACAGGTGACAGCGATGTTCCGGTAAAAGGCCCGAACATGGGGCGCGTGTTCGCCGTTGAGGAAATGTCGCTCAGGTTTTGGCCGGGGTGAGCAATCAAGTTGTTCTGGCCGTTTCCCAAGGCATCGTAACCAATGTCCATCTGCCACAAAGTATTGGCGTTGGGTGCATAGGTTGTAAGGTTCTCAACGTACCCGGCAAACCCCGATCCAGTGCCGCCAATGCTGGCCGAACTGATGGTGACTGCTTCGTTGTGAATGTACCCAGTGCCGCCGCCAGTGATCACCACGCTAAACACTAAGTTGCTGGAAACTGTGACCGTGGCTACAGCGCCCGATCCAACAGCCGCATTGATGGGCACGTTGGTATAGGTGCCATTGGTATAGCCGGAGCCTTGATTGGTAATTGTGATGGTGGCAATCGAACCTGCTGGCTCAATTGGAATTGGGCCAAAACCTACAGCATCATCATTGTCAGTTGTCCATCTCTCGATACCGTTGTTGTAGCCAGAGATTACGTAGTTGATCCCGTTGTCGGCGCTCATAATCATCCCGCGACTGACACCGGATGCGTTCAGAAATGCTCCGTTGTAACCTGCCATCTTGCGTGGTCGGCCATACTGGAACCTCACCCAAAGGCCGTCCACATACGTCCCGGACGCAAACTGCGTTCCGTCGCGTTGAATCCCCGGCCCAACTTGAAGGGTGATGACTTTTGCCGTCATTAGAACGCTCCACCGTTAATCCCTACAGGAACGAGTAAGCCAGTTGGAGTCAATGTTGCTCCGTTCACCCCATTGACTGCAAAGCCAAGTTGATGGCTGGCCGCAAGGTACAAGCCAGTACTTGCATCACTAGCAAATGACATCGAAGGTGATGCAGCAGAGCCGTTGCCTAAAGTCAATGCATTGATGAACGAAGAGGTTGAAGTCTGAGCGTTGTAGACGTTCGTGCCATCGCAAATCGCAATGATGGTTTGGTTCTGCGGAAGTGTGATCGTCGTGCCGCCCACAGAAGACGTTTTGAATGTCAACGTGAACGCGCCCGTGGTTTTGTTTTGCAGCGAGTACAACTGAACCGTTGGGGGAAGGATCACCGTGCAATTCGATGTCAGCGTGCCTTGGTACTCTTGGATGATGCTAGAAGCTTCAGCCGATGTCAGAGTAACCGTGCCACCAGTAATATTTTTAACCAATTGGGTAAAGAAAAACTGGGCTGACTGACCGTATGCATAGCTGAAATAATTGTTGCCATCAGAGACAACAACAAAGGATTCTGCAATTTGCAATTGTGCACTGACTTGGTTGTCAATGGTGTTGGTGCCTGTCAAGGCAATGTTCAAAATTCCTGTTCCATCGTTCTTGATTACCACAAACCAGCCGGGGCCCACGTCAGCAGCAGATGGAAAAGTCACTGTGCCTGCGCCACCAGTCCACACATACAAAGATGCACGATCGCCGGGGAAGAACGTGTAGGCAGAAGAAAACGTGCTGACAGCAGTCTGTGAGTTCAGCGTGGTGTTGATGGCCGTGAGACCGTACCCTGCCAACGTGGCAGCATTGGCTGCTGAGGTGCCAGCACCGAATTGAACAACATCCCATGTGCCATTGATGGTGGTGTTGTTGGTAACGTAAATGTACTGGGCGATTCCAGATGCAACCGATACGATTGTGTTGCCACTGTTGTCTGTCACCGTAAATGCAATCGCACCAATGTTCATGATCAAAGAAGACTGGCCGACCGACACTTCGGTGGCCGGAGGCATGATCAATTTCAATGGCGATGTGGTGATGGTTCTTTGTGAACCACTTGATCCCACGGTTTGGGAGATTGACACGGTGTAGTTACCTACGCCGCCAGTTCCAGTTCCAAAAGCGGTAATCGATGTTCCGATTGCAATTCCAGTCCCGCTGATGACTTGGCCTACGTTCAAAGTGCCAGATGCCACTGCGCTGATGGTCAGGGTTGTGCCGCTGATGTAGCCAGTGAATGAGCCAGCGCCCATCGTGGCAGTGATCTCAATGATGTTGGCGACAACGCTTGTGGTGTTGCCGTTGACAGGCCATTGAAGCGTTGTGTCTGCGCTAATGGTCAGGTTTTCATAACCCACTTGTGATGGGCTGATGGTCTGTCCGGTGTATGGGTTTACGTAACTAGTCATGATCAGGAATCCACGGCAACGGCTTGACGATCACCAACACGCGCCACATCTTCAGCTTTCAGGGCTTGGAGCGCCTCGGTGTACTTTTGTTGGAAAATTGTTCGCTGATCGTTTTTCAGGAACGGCATTGCTTGCAACAGCGTGCCAAACAGCATGGCGTTCGGTGCGTTTTGTGTCAGCCAATTGGTCTGATTGGTTGAACTAAGTGGTGCGATGCGCTCATAGTAGAGCACTTCAAAATTGTAGTTAGACGCAGGTGTTGGGGCAATGTACCAATGATCCCAGTCAGTGTCTGCGTAGTACAAGGGCACATCAACTTGGGTGTTGTCAGGCCAGTAATTCTCAAGGTACTCGTACTTGCGAAGATAGATGGGTTGCTTTTTGCCGCCAACAATCACATTCATGGACACAGTCTTGCGCCATCGGGCTGGCTTTTGAAGGATCGGGTTACCCATCGTCATGAGGGCATTTGCTACCTGCAATTGGCCTAAGGTTTTGATCTCTTGAGCAACTTCAAATTCAGCCAACGAAATGAAGGTAGGAATTGCTTGGACGACAGCCGCATCTTTACGCTCCAAGTACTGGAGCACTGTGGAGGTTAAGCTGTCATAAGTCAGCACCCATGATGGGATGTTCGTCATATTATTCCTTCATCTTTGTTCTATTTTCCCATTGAAAAAGCAATTAGGCAAAGGGTCTTGTTCCGGTCTTGTCAATAATCAACGCTTGTCGTCGGGGTTTTAATTCTGGGGCGTTGGGCACGCTGATATGCGTCCAACGGTCAAATTCTCTGATCACTTGGTCAAACGGCAGATCGGACGCAATCACCGCCCGAACCACCTCATCTGGAGTCATGCCGGGTATCCTCAGGTCAGCCGCGCAACCGATCCGGTGCTGGCTGGTGTCCTTGGAGCCCACGGCATCGTTCACCTGCTTCGATCTGAAGGCGCTGTTGACCATAACGGGCTTGCCACCTAGCAACCCCTTCACCCGCTCCAAAAAGGCCGCCAGACGGGCCAAATTGGCCTTCTCTGCGTCATTTGGGGTGTTGTCGAACTCACGGTGATCCGTGATCGTCAATTCCTCAAGGGTGAAGTGCTCGGAAAGGTTCATTTGTTGGGCGTCGAGTTGTAGATCATGTGGTCTTTGGCTTGGCTACCAGCAGACGACCCAAAGTAGAACGAGATCACCTGCTCGGCTTTGGCCGACAAATACCCGATCAGGGTGCCTGCCATAGCCGACTCGATCTTCGAAAACCCAGCCAGTGTTGCCACCACCACGCCAATGAACGAGGTGACGATGATCACGGCCAGCGAAGGCACCAAATACGACTTGGTGGCGATCTGCATGTCTCGTGCCGACTTGCGGTCTTCCACAGCCAATTGCTCAAAGTTGAGGCCAAGGGCCTGAGCCTGCTTTTGAAGTTCCAGTTCGGCCACCTTGACCTGAGCGATCTGATCGGCGGTCATCTTGCCTTCGTCCAGCATGGCTTTGGCCTGCTCACCATCCACGCCAAGGGCTTTGGACACGGCTTCAACGGCAAGGCCAGCCAACGGGCCTCCAAGGGCCGTGGCAATAGTCGGTGCTACTTGTTCAAGCCAGTTCATTTCGCCATCCTTTGACGCTCTTCCATGAGGCGAACGCGCACCTGCAAGTCGACGATTTCTTTTTCTATCTCGTTGCGCAGTGCATGCCTGCGTTCAGCCGAAATAGGACTGTCAGTGGGGATGCCTTCACTCGTAATGAGCGCAGGCATCTTCCCTTCAATTTGGGTGAGGCGTGTCTGAAAAGAACTGACTTCACTCAAGAGCCAGCCTATGCAGGCCACCAGTATTGGCAACAAGGCCTTGAGTACGTCAGCGAGATTCATTTACAACCCCAATATTTTTTTCACAAATT